GCAGCCCTTGGGTTGGTGAAGCCGCCGCCGGTGGTGAGTGCGCCGAAGGCTGGTGGGTTTAGGAGGTTGTGATGCTCGCAGAAGTCTGGAGGCCAATTCCATTTGCTCCAAGATACTTAGCCTCCAACTTAGGCAATATCATGGGGTTGCGTGCAAAGTTAATGAACCCTACCGAGAACCATCGAGGTTATTTGGTTCTCGATTTGCACAAACGTCAGTATAGAGTAAACCGAATTATCTGCACAACATTTCATGGTGAGCCGCCGACTACAAGCCATGAAGCAGCGCACAAAGATTACAATAAAAAGAACAATAGGGAGGACAATCTATACTGGGCAACGCAACAACAAAATGCTGACGATCTAAGTGCCTCAGGTATAAATAAAGGAACTAATGCATGGAGAGCATATTTAACTGAAGATGAAGTTCGTTACATTCGCGCTGAATATGACAAAGGTTATAGGATTGCAGATTTAGCCAGAGAGTTTCCTAATCTGTGCTATGCAACAATCTCACATGTCGTACACAGACGAACATACAAGGATGTAACATGAACGATCTGACAATAGACTCTAAGCATCTAATTAAAGGTACTCAGTCCCCTTTCCTGCCAGGAACCAATATACAATATGCATGGTCTTCGTCTAGTCTAGATTTACTTAAAAGTTGTCCTCGCCTCTACCAATACACCATGATCGACGGTTGGCAATCCCGAGACGAGTCCATCCACCTGCGATTTGGGATCGAATATCACACTGCGTTGCAGGAGTATGCAATTGCCAGAGCCAAGGGCATCAACCATGAAGACGCCATTCATGACACTATTCGCAGTCTGCATGGCCGCATCTATAACTGGAGTGTTGATCGGAGCACTCGCGCTGGAAAGTACAAGAACCGAGAGAGCATTGTTAGCCTTGTTGTTGATTATCTCGACCACTTTGTGGACGACCCTGCTGAAACATTCATCCTCGAATCCGGAGACCCCGCCGTCGAACTAAGCTTCCGGCTGGAGCTTGATTGGGGACCAAGTGCTGACGCCGACAATGCCGCCGCGTTAAGGGCAAGCGATGTGAGAACGACGATTGAGGATGCAAGCCCATCCCTCAATGCAGCACAACCCTACCTCCTCTGTGGTCACCTTGATCGAATCGTCACCTATTGCGACAACCTCTACGTGATGGACCACAAGACCTCCATGTCGACCATCTCGGGCTACTACTTCAATCAGTGGTCCCCATCCAATCAAATGACTCTGTATACCTACGCCGGGAACATCGTGCTGCACTCCCCGGTCAAAGGCGTCATCATATCCGCTGCGCAAATCAAACTCGAAGAACCCAACGCATTCCAGCGCGGCTTTACCTACCGCACTCCCGACCAACTCTCCGAATGGACCGATGACCTGCGATTTTGGCTCGGGCAGGCCGAAGCCTTCGCCACCGCCAACTATTGGCCCCAGAATGACACCTCCTGCGGCAAGTTCGGCGGGTGCAAGTTCCGGGAGGTGTGTTCGAAGTCGCCACAGGTGCGGGAGACATACTTGGCGGCGTCGTTCGATAAGGTCGATCCGCTTCAAACTGCGAACAATCCGTTCTTTGATAGGAGCAGTGAATGAAGCCAATGCGCGCCATCCTCCCTCTTCTCAAAGTCCCTCTCACCAACATCGACCCCACTGGCTTCACAATCGCCATCGGTGCCATGTATGGAGCGCCAACATCGATCCGCATCCCATGCGACACCTCCAAGTTTGACATTCGGGATGGGGATGTGGTGACCATTTACACCGAAGTTCTTTTGAAAGGACCGACTGATGCCCAGCCTCAGTAACCACCAATCCAACGACTACGTCAAACTTCTTCTCTGTGGCGACAGCGGCAGTGGCAAGTCCGGAGCCCTTACCTCCCTCGTCAAGGCAGGCTACCACCTACGCATCCTCGATATGGACAATGGCCTCGACTCACTCAAGACCTTCGTCATGAAGGAGTGCCCCGACAAAGCCGACAACGTGGAGTTCCGCACCCTACGTGACGACTACAAGATCACCGCCGCTGGCCCTCAGGTCTCCAAGCCCCACGCCTTTGTGGACGCCCTGAAGATGTTAGACAACTGGAAGTACGACGACATCGATCTGGGCAAGCCCTCTGAGTGGGGTCCAGACGTAATCTGCGTGATGGACTCCCTGTCGTTCTTCTCCGATGCCGCCTTCGACCACGCCAAGGGCCTCAATCCCACCGCCAAAGACTCACGCCAATGGTTCTACTCGGCACAACAAGGCGTGGAGTCCTTCCTCGCCATGATCACCTCCAGCAGCTTTAAGACCAACGTCATCGTCACCGCCCACATTCGCTACTCCATTACGGACGATGGCCTCACCAAGGCTTACCCCAACGCCATCGGCAGTGCCTTGGGCCCACAAATCCCACGGTACTTCAACCACTGGGCCCAGTGTGTCTCGAAGGCCGGCAAGCGCACCATCCAAACCACCGCTACCAACATGATGGACCTTAAGAACACAAAGCCATTCGAGATGAAGTCTACCTACGACATCTCCAGCGGCCTCGCCGACTTCTTCGCAGTTCTCCGAGAGCCTCCTGCGAAGCCTGTTGAGAAATCCAAGGCTCTCACATTGAAGAGGATATAACCAATGCAAGATCGCATGTTGCAGTTCTTCGAATACACTCACCTTCCCACACACCTACAGGAGATCAGTCGTCCGTTCGGAGAATTGGCACAGCACATCTGTGAAACCCTACCTAGTAACGCCGAGCGCACTGCCGGCCTGCGCAAGCTTCTCGAAGCGAAGGATTGCATTGTACGAGCGAAGCTCTATAAGGAACCGACATCATAGCATTCAAACCCTTCTGCCTCCACTGCAACTCTTGGCATAACCCAACGGAACCCCACCAAATGGCAAAACCCCAAACCACTCCCACCTTCGAATCCATCCTCGACATGCCCGCCGCCGATGTCGAACGGCCGAAGCCGATCCCAGCCGGTACCTACAACGCCATCGTCTACGGGCTCTACGAAGAAGGAGTTTCCAGCCAGAAGAAAACACCCTTTGTGCAATTCGCCTTCCTGATCCAGAGCGCGGACGAAGACGTCGATGAGGAAGAACTCACGGCCTACCTCACCGCCAAGGATGGCACCGTGAAGTCCCTTCAGTCCGTCATCCTGAAGAACAACTCCACCAAGTTCTACACCACCCCCGACTCCATGTTCCGCCTCACCGACTTCCTCGACCACTGCGGCATTGACCAAGAGGGCAAGTCTGTTCGGCAGTGCCTGTCGGAGACCCCCAACTGCTCGGTGAAGATTCTCATCGGCCACACCGCCAGTAATGACGGCGAGTCCATCTTCGCTGAGTTGAAGAAGACGATGCCAGCCGAGTAACCGACCTTCCCTCTGGCCCCAAGCGGAATGCTTGGGGCCACCTTTTTGGAGCCATCATGATTGAAACTGAACTCTTCCTGATTCTTGTCATGCTTTGCCTGATTTTCTCTTTCGGAGCTGGACCCAAATGACCAAACCCATCACCGACGACCTAAAACGGAGGCCCGTGTTCGATGTTAATTCCTTACTCGGGGAAGCTCAAAACCACACGGAGACCCCTATCCAAACGGGGGTCGAAATGTCACATGACGCCGCTGGAACGGGGTCTCGTCCTTTCGGCGCGCCGCGAAGGGATGTCGATCGCCAAGATAGCCCGGGCACTACTTCGGAGCGAACACACGATCATCAAACTGCTGCGGAAGACCTCCTAGATCGCCGTCAAACCACCCATGGCAATTTCGAGGATAATGCCATAGTCAGTCAGATGTTGAAAGACATCTTTCGAAGCTTTCCGGGCTGGCATCGGCTGAGTGTGATTGAGCGTGAGTCCATGGACATGATCGCACTGAAGTTCTCTCGAATCCTATCTGGGCGGTCGATGGAGAAACAGCACTGGGAGGACGTGGTCGGGTATGCAAGATTGGTTGAGGAGAAGTGTTTTTGAAGCCTCTCATGTTGATCGGGGAAAGTTGGGGCGAGAACGAAGCCAGAACCAAAACCCCATTTTGTGGCCACTCCGGCCTCGAACTCCTAAGGATGCTCAGTGATGCTGGACAACTCACCCTTACCTCCATCGACCGACAATACATCTCCGACTTCTACTCCCGCGGCGACCCGCGTGCGGTGGCGTCGATATGGGCACTACATCGTGACGAGTTCTATCTCACCAACGTCTTCAACATCCATCCCCCTGCCAATCGATTGGAGTGGTTCTGTGGCCCTAAAGAAAACCGAATCCCAGGATATCCTCCGCTCCTGCCAAGCAAATATGTCCAAGCCGGGTATCAATCGGAGTTGGACCGGCTTGGTGACGAGATACTGGCTGCTGATCCTAATCTCATTGTCGCTCTGGGCAATACTGCTCTTTGGGCTCTTTGTGGCCGCACGGGCGTATCGAAACTTCGTGGCACCACCACACTCACAACGCACCTTGTTTCTGGCTTCAAGCTCATGCCTACCTATCACCCAGCGGCGGTGTTGAGGCAGTGGGAGTTACGGCCGACGACGTGCATAGACTTGGCGAAGGCCGGTCGGGAGAATGCCTTCCCGGATGTTCGGCGCCCGGCGTGTGAGATTTGGATTGAACCAACTTTGGAGGATATCGATGAGTTCATACTACGATACGTTAGAGAATGCGACATCCTTTCTGTCGACATTGAAACAGCTGGAAGCCGAATTACCTGTATCGGGTTTGCCGCTGATGCAAGCCGGGCGATCGTTATTCCTTTCGATGACGAGCGATCAAAGACAGGAAGTTATTGGCCGGACGGAAATAGTGAGCGCAAAGCTTGGCACCTTATTGCAGACGTTCTTACTGACGGAAGGATTGCTAAGCTCTTCCAAAACGGTCTCTACGACATCGCCTTCCTGTGGCGAGCCTACGGAATCGGAGTGATGGGGACGGTGCATGATACCATGCTCTTGAGCCACGCACTTCAACCGGAGTCGTTGAAGGGTTTGGGATACCTCGGATCCCTATACTGTGACTTCGGAGCATGGAAGTCTCAGAAGACTGTCGAGACAATAGGCCGAGACAAGTGATGGCGCGCATAATCAACACCGCCATCACTATGCCTGAAGACATCACTAACCAATGGGACGCCGACCAGATTTACAACGGTCTTGACGTACTGATAACTAGGCAGGTTCTTGATGCAATGCTACCTCAGTTGGACCAACATACCTCCGCGACCTACGCCTTTTCTAGAAGCCTACAAGGCCCAGCGCTTGAAATGTCACTGCGAGGCGTGCGTGTCGATAAGCATAGACTTGGAGAAGTCATCGACGATTTCTACGACAAAATCGACCACCTCGAACGAAACCTAAGCCGAATAGTCCTTGAGGGTGTGGGCATGCTCGGATTCAACTGGCGCAGCCCACCAGACCGAATGACCCTCTTCTACGACAAGCTGGGCATCCCCCCAATCCGAAACAAGGGCCGCCCCACCACCGACCGCGCTGCCCGGGAGAAGATGGAATCCTATACAATCGCCAAGCCCATCATCATCCACATGAACGCAATCGCTGACCTTGCTGAGAAGATCAAAAAGCTCAAAACAGAGGTAGACCCAGATGGCCGAATCCGAACAACATACAACATCGCAGGCACAAACACTGGTCGCTTTAGCTCTAGCTTCAGCGCTTTTGGAACAGGCGGCAATCTTCAGAATGTGGAGGAAAGTCTTAGAAGCATATTCATCGCCGACCGAGGGATGAAGTTTGCGAAGTGTGATGCCAAGTCGGGTGAGAGCTATTTGGTCGGTGCCATAGAAGGAAACCTATTCAATGACTGGACTTACCTTGATGCAATCGAACTTACTGATATCCATACAACAGTTGCTAAGCTCTGTTGGCCAACTCCCAACGGATTCAAATGGACTGGAGATAAACGCACAGATAAAGAACTGGCGGGAAGGCCTTTCTATCGTCATCACAGTTACCGACAAGTTGCCAAAAAGCTCGGACACTCCACCTCATACGGAGGACAGCCAAACACCCTCGCCAAAGCCAATGGACTACCCGTCGACATCGTCATCGCCTTCCAGCCCAAGTACTTCAAAGCTTTCCCTGCACACCAACAGTGGCAGCAATTTGTCGATTCCACTCTCCGACGAACAGGTTACTTGGTTTCGCTCACTGGGCGCAAGCGATGGTTTTTTGGCCGACGTAATGATCCAGATGTCCTCAGGGAAGCAATTGCCTATGATCCTCAAGGGTCTTTGGCCGACATCGTAAACCGCGCCATGCTCCATATCTGGAAGCAGAATTACGTTATCATCTGCATGCATGAGCATGATGCATTAACGTTCCAGTATCCAGAACATCTCGAAGATGAAATCATCCCCAGAATCCAATCAGACCTAATAGTAACCATCCCACTCAAACACGGACGTGAATTGCGTATACCATACGATACGAAGGTCGGTTGGAATAAAGGTGAATATGATGCATCAACGAACCCCGAAGGGCTCAGAGACTACACTGGCCACGACACGCGGACCCGGCAAGCGGAAGTTGGAATCTTGGATAGAGTCGTTCACCGAGCATACCGATAATTTGGAGAGCCCAGCCCTATTTCGGAAGTGGGCGGCCATATTCACCATCGCTGCCGCCATGGAGATGAAGTGTGGAATGGTATCAGCCGGGTCGCTGCTCTACCCCAACATGTATGTGTTCATCATCGGACATCCGGGGGTAGGTAAGACTCGGATCATCCGCGCGGCAAAGAAGTTCATGGCAGAGTTACCGGAGTTCCACTTTGCCCCGACCTCCGTCACTGGCGCCAGCCTTGTGGATAAGATCGCCGCGTCCAAACGCTTCATCCCACGGCTTCCAGATCCACCCCTTGAGTACTACAACACCGTGATCACTGCGGAAGAGCTTGGTGCGTTCATGCACGAATACACCGCGCAGATGGTGTCACTGCTCAGTCACTTCTACGACCCAGACCCCTATGAAGAAGAACGCCGTGGCCGCCCGGAGAACAAGGTCAAGATCTCCCGCGGACAGGTGAACCTCATTTCGGCCACAACCCCATCGAATCTGCTTTCCATGATGCCGGAGTTCGCATGGGATCAAGGGTTCACCTCCCGCATTATGCTAATCAACTCGGATGAACGCATCATTGGGGATGACTTCGCTGAGAAGGAAGTCCGACCCAATGATAAACTTGTGCATGACATCAAAATGATAGGAGCGCTCAATGGCGAGTTCAAGGTCACCGCGGACTTTCGTGATGCGGTTAACAATTGGCGGGCGTTGGGTGAGCCCCCTAGTGTCAGCCACCCAAAGCTTCTACACTATAAAACGCGAAGGCGCGTACACCTGTATAAGCTTGCGATGGTGGCTGCTGCGGACCGAGGTGACGTACTTCTCCTCGCGAAGGAGGATTTCAATCGGGCTATGGGTTGGCTGCTCGAAGCAGAGTCCACTATGCCGGATATTTTCACCTCAGGATCGAATGGAACCGATGCCCGCGCCGTCGACGAAATCGTCCACTTCATCCACGCCTTAGACAAAGGCCAGGGACTGCCCGAGCACCAGATCGTGAACTTCGCCCGAACCCGAATCCCGATGCATTCCATCCTCCGGGTCATTGAGGTTATGGTGGCATCGGGGCAGATCACCGCCAAAGGCATCGACAAGTTCGGACAGAGATGGTTTAAGGCAGTTCGACCTTAGCCGCACGTTCTTCGGCCGCACCCTCAGCCCTTGAGGCCAGGCCCTTCTGCTCCAGCAACTGATCCATGCGGCTATTGATCGACACATGAACCTCACGGATCTTGAATGAATTGATGATACTCATGATCACTGCACCACAGGCAGCCACAGCAGTCATGATTCGCAGCACATTATCTATCCAATCACTCATTGCCGTTGCCTTTCCTTAGCCGCATTTGGTGCTGGCAACCGACTGCCATTCTCGTCTGGGGTCTTGCGAAGGGTCAGCGCCACAGCATTGATCACCATCACCACAATCCCATCCCATTCCAGCAACCTTAGGGACATCTCAGACCCCTCCTGCCGAATGGCATTGCAAAGCAAAAACACCAACGACCCCAACGACGCTCGACGCAGCCACTGAAGCCACACTGGTGCAACACGATTGATCTCGTCATGCTCCGTTAGCGTCATTACAACCAGCACCACAATAACCCCAGCCAAATCAATCCAAGCGTACAAGTTCATTCCTTAGACCTTTCATACGGTCTCGAATAAAGGTCGAACCATTTCAAAACACCAAGGCAAACGGTCCAACCCCCTAACCCACAAAAGTAAACAATCAGGTCGTGATAATCGGTTAGGTTTAAATACCGTGCCAGTGCTGGACCGACGTAGTTGGCAGTGACAGCGCCGACGAAGATGGTCCCCAGTACATCCCAAAGCTTCTTCCGCCGTAAGATAAATACCCCAGAGAATGCCCCTTGGATGCCGATGGCGATTTCTTTTAAGTTGAGCCCGTAGAAGTCATTGGCCATTTCCATTCCTCAATGTGGGATCTCCACGTGGGTAGAAAGAACTAGCATAAGCTGCTGGGGATCGATTAAATGGGCAGGCACAGTTACTGGCCAGCGGAAGTAACCGACCTTACGCAATAGGAGGAACATCTTCGAAGAACACACCGAGTGGTATTTCTTGTGATGGTGCCCGGGAAATAGAAACCCCCATGGGGCTGACCAATCATAGGGCTCACCGATGGCGGCTCGGGCTGAAGTATAGAACTCACATGCTTGTGTTTGAGTGGCCGGCAGTTCCACAATAATCGCACACGGACCATAGTTGCGGTCGATGTAGATCTCCTTTAGGTCATACCCCATCGGCCGTTCTTGCATCCCGCCATAACCAAACTGCCCAACACAGGTCCACTCTGGCGTCACGCATTCCACATGAGTGGGAATAAACGGCATCCCCACCATTCCCGATCGCCACACAATAGCGCCACAGGCAAAGCCCCGATGGCGGACAAAGCGAAGTCTGATCACTGCATCCGCCATCGGGGTAGCCTTTAGCCTGCTGTGATTGGACCAACGGCCTTGGTAGCGGCCTCGATCTTCGACAAGATCGGCGAGTTCGGCAGGCCCTTGGAGATGTGCTGCACGAACTCCCGGGCGACCATGAAGATATCCGAATAGGATCCCTTGGAGATGTCGTTGAGGGCCCGTTCGATATCGGGGATGATCAACGGCAGGATGGTCTCCAACGGAACAGTGATCGCAGCGGCACCGGGAACGAAAATCGAAACGCCGGTTAGGATAGGCCCTTCGACCTTCGCGATAGCCTCAACGACCTTTTCAGCAGTGGCCGCCGCAGACGCAATCCCAGACGTAGCAGACGTGGTAACGGTGGTGGCTTCAGTCATAATGTCCTCACAAGGGGTTGTCGAACCACGATACTTCAGCTTCCCGCCGTTTGGTAAGTCCGGCGTTTACTGCCCCTCCAGCGTGGTTATACCGAAGGATGTCTGCTTTCACGGTGTCCCATTTGGCGGCCTTAACCGCAGCGCCTAAGGACTCATGCTCCCATCCAGAGCCAGCGTTGTAGGTCAAGTCCAGGAGGGCCTGCTTAATGCCGATGGGAGTACCCTCAGGCAAGATTGGCTCCACCAGTTTCCAGGCCTTGTCGATCTCGACTGTGAGCCGGGCTTCGGCCTCGGCCGCGGTTATGACCTCAGTGGCTGAGTTGGCCTTGGTGCCATACCCAATGGAGTATTGCTTGTAATCCCACATAGCTCGAGCCGTAAAGCCTTCTTCCTTCTTGATGAAGTCCACAAGGCCTTGATCAACAACATCAACAGGTTGGGTGGAGATGTGCGGAGTGGGAGCAGCCACTGGCTTCGGTGACGGCAGTGGCTCAGGCTGTGGTGCCGGCGCAATGGTCGAATGCACTGCGCCCTGTGCTCGCTCAAGCGCTGCATTCAGCGATCGGGCTTGAATGATCTGTTGAATCTTCTCGCCTACATACACAACCAACACCACGAACCATGGCGCTAGGGTAATCATCTGGTCAATCATCGTTTACTTCTCCACATGTTTGCTTTGCTTGCCGGATACAACTCCACGGAAGACATCCCCCGCGGTCTTTGGTCGTTGAATGTCGTTGTAGACGTCCATGCCATAGCGAACGGCGGTGCCGATGTGTTTCGGCCCCATTCCAGTGGCATCACCGAAGACAGTGATGGCATCCTGAACGAGCTTGCCGGCATTGACCTTATCCACCGGGCGGTGTTTAGTGGCATCGCCAACTAGGCGCTTTACGTCATCCAAGGGAGATCCAAGCAATCCCACCTGCGGATCGCGGCCGTGGGTGAGGCCATAGACCATATCCCGAAGGCCAATGAATGTGGACGCTGCAGTCCCTAAGGCAAAGCTGAGGGTATGCGTTCCCCAGCCGCGTTTGTCATCGGTGAACTGACCAGTGACCCACTCTTCTACAAGGCCTGGCCAGATCACATACGTGAACAGTGAGGACACTATCTGGGGCGCCATCTTGGCTGCGCCCCAGATGTCACCTTGACGCCCGAGTTTGTAAGCATCGTTGATGTCATGGGCGATCTCAATTCGGCGCTGCATGTTGGTGCCAAAGAACCCGTAGATGGAGGTGAGCCAAGGGGCCAAGACGCCGTTGGTAGACACAATCATGGGTTGATTAACCACATTGGTCGACCCATGCGCCCGCCTCACTGCCCGGTTGGCTATGTATGTAGCCTCACCATGATCAGGGTTCTCTTCCAAGGCCTCACGATACTTGGCCACCCACAGCGGCACCGCTGAGAGCATGTCGCTAAACGCCACGCCCTTAGAGCCGATCTCGGCCACCTTGTTCCGGAGGGTGGACTTACCCGTGAGGATGTCATGTTGGCCCATCACAGTGTTGAGGAAGTTCCGGTCCCGCTGTTGGAGTTCCTCACTGGAGTCGACGGCGTGTTTCCACAGGCTGTTGCCTAGGTCAGGGTCACGGCCAAAGAGATCGAGCATGGCATTGGAGAAATGACTAGCGCCAACCTCAGCTGACACTCTAGCGAACTTCGCGACGTTGCCAACTTCCTTCGCTGACATCAGCGCCGCTGTGGGACCGTGCTTTTCGATCGTGGTAAGCCCAAAGGCGATGTAGGTTGAGACCACATTCTGACGAAGGCGATTGGAAATGCGACTGGCTAGAGCCATAGCGTCGGAGTTGTAACTGGCATTTCCCGCAATCCGCTCCAGCCACTTGTCGATGGCTTCCACATACTCCGGGCCATAGTGATAGGAGATGTCCCGACGAAAGCCATTGTCCCGAGTGATCTTAGCCGTGTTGGCAACGAACTGACGAAAGGCAATGTCGTGAAGGATCTGATTGAGCTTAATCGGGATCATGTCCGGATCGAGGTTGATCACATCTATGTTGCCCGAACGGCGCTTGGTGTAGGCGTTCGAGGGCGAGGGCCAGAAGGAATCAAACTTGGGTTTGGAGGGATCACTGGATTGGATCTTCGACAGCCGTGACCGCAGCGGATCATAATCAATCGGGTGGTAATACCCCGGGTAGGTCTTCCCATGGATAGTAAACGGCACCACCTGAATGTCCTCAGGTGCCACTCCATACATCTGCTGGTACACCGTATCCGACATCCCCTTGGCCTTGGAGAACATATCTCCACGGGCTTGAGCCCGATCCCAGTCCTCGGGGGTGGTCACCATCTCCAACCACTTCCACAGGGCGTCTTTGTTGATCTTCCAGCCCTCGGTCAACACTCGGATGTTGTATGGGTTGCCCATGTTGGCAAGGACGGCTTCGAGGTTCTTGCGGGTGAAGGGAATCTTCTCGCCATTGTGCGGATCCACAAAGGGCGAGTCCAGAGCCTTCTTGGGATCTTTGATCTTGCCGAGATCGGCAGCCACTGAGGCAAAGTCCTTCTCCAGGCGGGTCTTGTATGAGCCGGCTTCCATCCCGGGGTAGATGAAGAACTTGGTGAACAAGCCTCTGGGGTCTCGGCCATCGAACCGCCCAAAGAGGGTTTCGAGATTGGTGAGAGCGGCGAGGTAGGTTCGAGCAGCGCCGGCTTTGGTGATGACCTTGACGGCGGGGAACTTTTGGGTCAGTTGGTCTCGAGCTTTGGTCAGCCAATCCTTTCGGTCTTGCTTCTCTCCAGCGACTTCAATGCGCTGTTCTTCACGTCCAAGATGGCGAAGGGAGTCGATGGATTGCTTGAGCCCTCGGAACTCATCTACGGTAAGGTCGCCAAAGGGTTTGTGGAACTGGGGGTCAAGGAGATAGTCCGCAACTGGAATGTTGAGACCCTGGATGGCATTGTCTCGTTCCTTGGTTTCGATGAAGTCCTGAAGCCCCTTGTAGCCAGACTCCCCAACGGCCTTCGCCAGCCCCTGCACCGACATCCCATACGGCCGCTCGACCCGAGACAATATATCCCGCATGTAGATGTTCCAATCCGCTGCGATGGATTGTTTCTTCGTGGGGTCCCACTGCTTCGCCATTGGCTTGATGGTTTTGTTGAACTTGGCCTGATCGCGTTCGACCTTCATGGCTTCTTGGGCTACGGCCAGGGTGTACTCCCGTTGCTGGGCAAGGCGGAAGGCAGTGGCCCAGTCTTCCTTCAGATGCGCGGCCTCAATGGCACGGCCTTGTTGACCGACCTTGCGCATTAACCGATCTGAGGACACACTCCCAACCGTGGACTTCCCAAACTCAGCCTTCACCGCAGTGAGGATATTCTCCCGAGTGGCAGGGGCTTGGCCGATCTTAGATCCGTAGTACAGCGTCTCCTCGTGAACAAGGTTCTGTTGGGTCTCCCCAGCCACCTGTTCCTTCACCGAGTCCATGATGTTTTCATCGAGGTTGCCGTAGCGCAGCTTCATCTGCCGATCGGTTTCGATGTCAATGACCCTAGCAACGAAGTCCTTGGACGACATATTTGCCATCCGCCGAGTGACATTATACGCCGACAGCTTATCCACCATGGTGTCGCCACTGCCATATCCAAACATCCGAGCCACATCGTCCGGATGAAGACCGTCCTTCCCATAGTACTCCGGTGGCAACATGGCCTTTTGCTTTGGGCTTAATGCGTCAGCATCCAGCTTATAAGCCATCCCACGCTGGCGCCCATAAAGGCCATCCCCAGCCAGAAAAAGATCGGCTGCCACATCAGGTCGATTCCTAATCGAGTCAGCCACTTCTTTGCGAACTTCGGCACGGTTGGACTTCCATTCTGAAGTGAGTTGACGGGACTTCTGGCGTTCGGCCCGGGCGGTAGCTTTGGCTACATCATCCTGATGGCGTTCCTGAAGGCGCTTGTCATAGGCACGGAATGCAGTGTCGGTCATGCCGAGGGTTTGGGCGCGCTCAAATGGCCGGGAACCACCTTCAGGAGGTTGCACTGAGAGCTTCTCATCAAACGACCTTGGATCAATCGGCGTCGTCCCTTCCCGAGACCCAATCTCCCCAATGTCGACCTTCTTGAAGATGTCTTCCCACGAGGCGGGCTTGCCAAGCATTTGGGAGATCTGTTCACGAATGTTGTCAAAGAACTGCTTCAACTTCGCAAACACACCCTGAACCTCGGGGGTAACTTGAAGCTCATCATGGACCCAGTGGCGATAGCCTTCCGCAATGGCCTCTTCAAGTTTCAGGTTAAGGTCCCCAGTGGGATACTGCCGATGCGTGCCATATTTCTCCATCCAACCATTGTCTCTGGCAGCAGTCTCAAGCGTCGCCCATTCGCCTTTGTCGAAGAAGCCGTAGTTGCGGAGGTGGTGGATGGCTTCATGTCGAGCGGTACCAAGTGGGTCTGCTCCTTCCAATGACGTCAGGATAATGGGATAGGTCTCACGGTAGCGAATGTAAATCCCGACCGGTTCAATGGCTCCAGCTTGACCCTTAGCCGCACCCGCTTCGATGCGATCCGCTACTCCGATCTGAACCTTCTTCGGCACAATGCGATAGAGTTCGGCATTGACCATCCGAATAAGCTTTTGGTCTTCTTCAGCACGCTCAAATAAGGGTTTGATGTACGCACGAGTGCCAGGGCTATAGGTCTCCCACTGACCGCCTTCGAGCACTCGACGCAGTTCGTTCTGGCCTTCAGCAGTCTCCCAGCCCTTGGGGTTGTCGAGCTTAATCCACGCCGCTGGCATGATCATCTCTTTACCGGCGGCCTCACGTGCGCCCGATACCCGGTGGCCACCAAGGCGCTCGGCGTTAGGGAACTCGGCCTTGAGTTGCTTCAATAGGTCAATCATCAGCCTAGGGCCAAAGTCCCTAGGCCCAAGGCCATTGACCCCGGTGATGCCATCGACGTAGAGGTCCTTGCCGCCTTTCTGTTCGGAGATGTTGAGGGCACCTACTGGGTTGCCCTTTTCGTCCATAAGGTGGAAGTCGTGGAAGCCTTGGGCTACGCCGAACTGAGTGCCGGCGTCTTGTTGCATCCGTTGCAATGCAAGCTTACGATCTCCGATCGACAACATCGGTTCAAGGGCAGAGGCAGAGCGAACAGCAGAGACAGGGTCAGGCAGCGGTGTGGTGCCAGGTGTACCCTCAGGCTGAGCCTCTTTGGCCTCCTTAGCCAACTCCGCTTCGTTCTTGGTGATCCCCTCCGGCCGAACCCGAATGTCATCCTCCAGCGCCTTCATCACATCAGGAAGATCCGGGATATGGGTAAGCCAATCCGCCAACGGAATGTGAACATCATCCCCACTGGCCCTAGCCGCTGCTACCTTATCCTCAATTCCAGGGACCCATCCCAATAGATTATCATCGGGCAAGGGAAGCTTATCTCCGTAAAGAGCAGCCACTGCGTCCCCACTGACCGAGATCTCAGCATCCGTGTGATCTGCGATGAATTGACGGTACAGGTCTGGGGAGGTGGTTCGCTCAGGGACTCCGGCTGCGGCTTTGGTTGCATCCAGAAGCCTTTCGATGTCTTTGGAGTTTTGGTCTTCGCGGAACTTATCCAACTCCGGAAGCACAGTGGGCGGTGGCAGCCGGTCGTGTTCTATCCAGGGAATGGCTTTGGCTAGATGGGCATTGTGACTTAGGGCAGCGCCTGCCATCTCGCCTAGCGGCCCCAGGGTCGCCATTGTGGCTGGATCTTGCACTGCCTGCGCAAGATCGTCTGGGTCGATTGGGAAGTCCTTGCCTACAATGGACTTGTAGGCTGCGGCCAGTCCATAGGCAGTGCCATAAACCCCACCCGACATCATTCGCATTGCGGCTTCGAAGGGATCGGTAATGCCGGTGGCTAACGCGGCCACCATGGATTGGTTAGGGTGTTCGGCCTGGAACGCGGGGTCTTCCCAATCAATCCCAGTCCAATCGCCGAGCTTGCCAGAGCCAACGCCAATGTTGAAGCCCTTGCGAATTGGCAGGGATATAGCCGAGATCTTCGACGAGACTTCATCCAACACCCCATAGGAATTGGCGAATATCTTGGGGACCATCGGATTGGATTGGACAAACGTCGTCAGGTGCGGATTGTTGGCGACGATGTCGGAGGCGACCTTGGCTTTGGTGTTGTGTTCGAATTCATCAAGGTCGCCATAGATCGATGTGGCTGGAGTGCCAGTGATCTTGGCAAGGTCGTAGGCCCGCTGAGCCCGATCAGGATCTTCGTCGATGTTGCCAACAACCTGGGGCAGCGCCTCATTCCGAGATCGCGCTAACCCAGTGACAATGTCAGTGGCATCAACCATTATTGGCTCACCGGAGCGCTGGAGTTGGAAGGGGAGGCCCCGGCCTTAGCGGGTTTGCCGAATTTCTCCTTGTAGAGTTGCCGAGTGTATTCACGTTGGATGTCCCAGTCGCTTAGGGCAGGGTTTAGCTTTTTGGCTTGAGTGAGCACGTCGTATGGCACCGGGACTTGATACACCGGAGTGGTGTTGGTGCCCCACAAGCGCCCTGGGACCTCTTGGTTCTGCAAGAGGCGTGCCCCGATCTGACGATATTCCTCGAACTTCGGCGGCCGGGTGTTGTCTTGAGAGAACTGTCGAAGCTGATCGGCAAGGGCTCCCACAAACTGCGCCTTGTCGTCTTTGCGAGTGGGGTCGTTGAGCCCAGCGGCTTGAAGATCGGGGCTCAGGATTTGCAGAGCTTGACGGATTTGGGGGTTGCCAGCTTCGGTTTTCCCACGCATCTTCTGTTGGAGTTGCAGGAGTTCAGACTTCTTGGCGATGGGGATGTCGGAGTCGAGGATGGCCTTGGAGGTACTGTCGTCCACGAAGTCCGCCGCACGGTCAGGGTCATTGGCCATGCCAGTGAATTTGAGGTAGGTTGGCATGTTGGCAGCAGTCAGGGCATGATCGCCCTTGGCGTGGCGGGACATCACATCGAGGTAGTACCGTTGCTTCGCTGGGTTAAGTTCGCCGAGGCGGTCCCAAGCTTGAGCGACTTGCGGATCGGATGTCAGTTCCTCGATGGTAGTTGGGATCTTCCCGCCTTGACCCCCGCCGGTAAGGGCATTCTCGATCGGTTGCTGCGCCTGCCAGATGTCATCCCGCTTGATGGCGATTTGTTGATTGTGGTCGGTCTCGACCCGCTGTTGGACGTAGTCCGGGAAGAGAGGATCCTCAGGGGCCTGCTCAGCGGCTATGGACTTGCCCATGGCCACCTTGGCGCTGAGGGGTGCGCCCTTTGCCAAGGCGGCGTTAAACCGTTGGACGTAGGTGTTGGCGTCGGTACCGAGGGCGTCCTTTCGGCCACCGGCTTCGGCCAGGGGCTTCCCAGTCAGCCACATGGACGCAGCGTCATTGGCTGAGCCGGTTTGCTTCATGTAGGCGCCGAAGTTGGCACTGAAGACCGCGTCCTGAGCAGAGTGGTTCTTCAAGAACTCCGCTGAGGTCATAGCAGGCAGGCCGGCCTTCTGCAAAAACTCAGGTAAGAACTCTTCCATCACCTGATACTTCCCAAGGGCCTTGCCATGGGCAGTCTGCACACCCACTGTGTCGTAGTTCCCACCGGATTCGATCTGACCAATGGCTTCCCCAGCGGCCTTGATGTCAACCGAGCCTTGGCCCCATCGGCCGTTAGCGCCGCTGAAGACCTGATTGGAGACCACTCTGGCTCCAGTGGTGTTACGAGCGGTTTGCACTAGACCGGTGAGTTTGCCAATGTCCTCGCCTTGGACTTCACCATCCTTAATGGCCTGCTCAAGCATCTTCCCGGCTTGAATGGGTTGGGTTTTCACAAGGCCCTTGATGCGTTGGGACCAAAGACTGGAAGTCTGTGCAGCCACTGCTTGGTCGATGGCCTCGGGCGCCATGCCTTTGAGGGCACCCTGAGCGCGGACTTCGTCTTCTGAATCCTGAAGCCCATCTTGGAAGGCATTCTCATCCGTGGGCATCCCCAGAGTGCGATTGCCAATGGCATCCACTTTGGCTTGCGCAGCCCCAAGGGCATAGACTTTGTTCTGAGTGGCAGCATGGCCAGCGCCATTGAATACAGTGCGGCCATAGGTGGACAGCGACCCTGCGTCATAAAGCTTCTGGGACATGGGATTGGAAAGTGTGGCCCCGATGTCGGTACGGGCCTTTCGTAGGTCCTCCATGTATTGCGGATAGGCATCAACCGCGTCCTTACCTTGCTTCGACGAGAACTCAGCGTGAAGTTCCCCGGCCTTCTCCATATAATCGGCATCGGCCTTTTGGGCTTCGCTGTGGTTGGCCAAGTCCTGCATGGCAAGGCCACGGGCGAAGATCTCATTCCCAACCTGATCAGCGGTGGCGCCTAGGCGTTGAACGGCCTGGCCAATGTTGATGCCGAACATATCCGGGGTGACATTGGCCTCATAGCGAGGGGTGGCATCCTGCTGGGGGGAGACTGTGGGTGCACCGCTGTAGGGAACCTGTGGCATCAACTACCCCACATCCCGGCTTGATTGCCCTGCATCCACTTTGATGACACCGATCCGACCGAGCCAATGATGGAGGCTTCGGCTTGAATGTTGCCAGCGGTGATGGCGTTCTGTCCGCCCATGATATCGAGGGTGGATTGGTTGAGGTCCATCGTGGACTTCACATCAAAGTCATACGCAGTCTTGGCGGCGTTGGATCGGATCTGGGTTAGGTCCATCTGCCCAAGCTTGCGCTGAGAGGTCTGAACATCGAGGTTGGAGCCGGAGTTCACATCGAGGTTGGATGCCGATTGCTGCGTTCGGATATGGCCTTCCTGCTGGGCCTCTTGAAGGCCGAACTTCGTAGCCTGGATTTCGCCCACATTCAACGCATAGTCGCGGTTCTGGAGATCAATCTGGGAGTTGATCTTGGCGATACCGGCTTGGTAGTTGTACATCTGCTGTTGGGAGGCAGCGGATTGCTTTGCGCCCTGCGCCCCGAGGATGCCTCCGGCGAGGGAAGCGCCCATACCAATAATGCCAACAGCTTCAGCCATCACGAAGACCTTATTTCAAACGGGATCAGGTCGCCTTGGCTGGGGCCAAACACCGCACCACACCATCTAAGCCACCTAAGACTTTGTTCGTCATTGGATCGACCATGCCCAACGAGTATTGGATAGTGAGCGAGTAACTCTGTTGTAACCCTTCTGGAGTGCCTGACGAATCGGAAAATGTGCCTACATAGGCTGTCGGTACTGAAGAACCAGAGATAGGCTCTGTCGCTGAGCAGGGTTGGGGCAATAAGCCCCCAGAAACCGAAGATTTCTCCATTAACGTCTCCTATCCAAACCCAGGTCGAATTAAGTATCGCCCGGCGCATTGTATCTTGATTGAACTCACTTAGCATTGACAGATGCTCGGGATAAAGCAAGTCCCATGCATCTTGCGATTTGAACTTCATGATGTTCATCGGGATTTGGATCCAGGGTCGCCGAGTTCGAACTGTGGGATGACACCGAGGATTGTGGCGGGCAGAGGCTGGGATTGACGAATGCAATACTGGCCCGGTACGTTAAATGTGGGGTCAAGGATCGTGCGAGCATCGCCATTGACAAGCCCGGACACAACCTGAACCGATTGCCCGGTGAGCATCGAGGAAACATTACCGACCACCAAATCCTTCATTGGAACAAGGTGGGAGAAGTCGCTGCCAATCGAAAGCCCAAGGGTATCGGCCACACGAACATCCACGGCGTAGATTTTCTTCACCTTGCCCTGAACGGTGGGCTCACCGATATCCAAGGGTAGGGTTTGAAGATCGCAGGTGTACCCAAAGCCAATGGTGACCTTGGACGCCGCAGTGCCTAGGGTGAAGGTGCCATTGGTTGGCATCACAAACGGCGGGATCACAACTCCATTGGCGAGGCCAGTGACAGTGGCTCCGGCCAGTTGCTGCGCGCCGCTGAAGGTTGTGGCTGGAGCGCCTGAGTACTGGATGCCACAGTCAACGCACCAAGCGTCAGCGACACCCGAAGGGAAGGTCCGCTCTGCAACGCGTTCTATGTATTTGACGATGTTGCCGTTGATGGTGCGCTGAACCACAACATAAACCGCGTCGACATTCCCCGCAGTGGCTGTGGGTTCGATCACTGTGGCAACGGATAGGAAGCTGCCTTGGGTTATGGAATGGGCCCAGCCAATGAACTCTTGTTCCTTGAGGAACGTTAGGGTTAGCATAGTGCCGTCGGAACGGATAGCCCACACAACCTTGAATGGTTCTTCCGCCCAGGCCCAACTGGTGATGGTGTAGCCGAAGAATAGATGCGATGCAATGGCCGAGATATCTGTGCCGGTATAGACATTGGCGTAGATGTTGTAGGTGCTGTCGCGAACGATTGAGCCCTTGGCTTGAATATAGAGCACATCGAAATTGGCTATGATGGGTTGGATGTCAGCGATGCCGTTGAAGGATTGGGGATTGGAGACTAGGGCCTGAGGTGAGATGGCGGAGCCTGGGCTTCCACCGTTGATGAGCCATGATGTGCGGTCGGTGAACATCAACAAGCCAGAGGTCTGTGGGACCATCTGTTTGATGGTGTTGAGTTGCCCGGAGACTAGGGTTCCGGTGATGGAGTCGTCGGCTTGAGTGATTTGTGAGACGTTGAAGTTGAAGTACGCACCGGGTTGGGAGCAGTAGAAGGTCGATGGGGCTGCCGATGGCGATGCCAACACCAGCCGCTGTTGGAAATATCCCGGCACAGATGGAAAGCCATTGGAGGCAGCACCGAGAGTGGCAGTTGCAGTGGCAGCGCCTGAGGAAAAGGTCACGGTGGGAGTTGAGGTGTAGCCAGAGCCTGGGGCTGTGACTTGTACAACGCCCACACCCCAAGTGAGGTTGGCGGTGGCGCCAGTACCGATGCCTGTGGTTGTGAGTTGAGCCACAGGGTTAGCTGGGGTGTTGCCAACGGTCACGGAGCCGGGACTACCGCCAGAGGTTGAGATAATCTTCCATGTGGCCACAGCGCTGCCGGCAAGGGTGGCCACAACCAAAACTACGCCATTGGTAAAGGTCACGCGGTCGTTAACGGCGTAGTTGGCTCCGCCGGCACCGATTGTGGGAGTGCCTTGAACCTGAAGCACTGCGGCGCAGGAGCCAGCAATGGTTGAGGCTGCCCCGGTAAAGGACACACTCGGAACCGTTGTGTAGGTGCCAGCGGCAGTGACAGCGACCGAGGCCACACCATTGCCAAGGAATGGGTTTTTGGAAATGGGTGGGGTTTGAGTGAAGTCGGGGTTGATGTTGGAATCGATTAAACTCGTACTGCCATTGCCCGCGGTGCTACCGATGAATCCATAGGTGACCCCAGCGGGAACAACTCCGATGTAACTCACATCGGCCTTGTATACGTTGTAACCTACAGCCCCTGCAACTGCCGGCCACGCAACTTGAAGTGACCCAGCTACGCTGCGGATATCATATGTCGGGCCAAAGCCACCACCGGTTGAAGGTGAGGATTCTTGGCCATTGCTATCAATGGAGGTGACGGCATAGGAATAGAATGTTGACGCAGGTGCAGCGCCTGGGGCCGGGAAATTCACCGTCACAACCGGCGAACCGGGGGTAGTTGCTGTTGTGCCAATCACTAAGGGAAGCAAAGTCCAGTTAGTGGCGGAGATTAGCGTCAGGACATAGGGCTGGTAGTTGGGATGGCAAATTACCATCTGAGAGACGTTCTGGGCGAATTTCAAAAGCTGAAGATCGACGGCGTGGTATGGAGAGGCAAGGGTGTAGACCCGAGCGGCGGTACCGCCGGATGTGTAAGCCCCGGTAAGGACAATGGCCACACCATTTAGGTCGGTTAGGGTGTAGGTGTTGGCAGTGACGCCAGCGACGATGAAGTAGTTGCCGTTGAGCTGGTTACCGACAGTGCCGAGGATCCCGGTGATGAAAATCCAATCGCCATTGACGTAGCCATGTGCGTTGTCGGTGATTGTGGAGGTGCCGATGTTGATAGCCGAGATTGCCGTGGTGGCTTCAAGAACTGGAGCGCCCTGGAAGATGAACCGGATGTATTGCTCACCGAACTCAAGCTCATAGCCAACGGCGAAGCTGGCTTGGAAGGTGATCAGCCTAACGGCAGCGGCGGAGTTTCGGCACTGAATGATGTACCGGGTGCCCATGCGGGTGGAGGCGCCACCGCGGTAGTCGACGAAGAAGTTCTGGAGGAGGGCAGCGCCGCTGCGATATTTGGCGAGGTCCACACGGGCGTATAGCTTCGGGGACCACTCTCCACTGTTAAAGCTGGCTTGAACGATGGTTTCAGTCACGACGGTGCCTTATTGATAACTTGGCCAAAGGCCGCCCCAGTCAAACCCTGCAAAGGGACCGGACATGTAGCCATCGCTCCAGGCAATGCCGCGCATGCGAACCCAATCCGGGGTCACATCGTTGATGGTCAGGCCTTCGTTGCCATCGATGGACCGCGCGGACTGAATGGCCTTGTTGACCTCCTCAATCAACATATTGGAGACACCCTTGTCCCCGCGCAGGGCCATCTGCATAGCCGCGCCAGTGAGCTTGATCCAAGCGGTTTGGAACAGGGTGTCCATAACGTTAGGGTTGGTGACTTGCTTGACGTACATCAACGTGGCGAATTCTTGATTGGTTAAGATGACACGCTGGTCATCCGCAGGGCCTTGGACTAAGTTGAAGGTGGCGTTGATGCCGACGCCAGTGGTGGAGGCCTGGGCGATGGGATTTGTTTGAACGCCGAAGTACGATCCGCCGAGTGGCGCCGCTGTGGGTGTGCCGATGATGACATTAACCACAGCCACTGTGCCGATGATGCCGCCGGGAGCGGTAAGGACCTGAAGCTGAACCGGAGCACCGACAGGGGCCGAGGTCACTGGGCCAAGGGGTAGGGTGATGATATCGCCTACGGCGTGACCTGTGCCGCCATTGGCAACTGTGGCTGAAGTCACCGGGCGGAATTGATCCGTTTGGACTTTGTACTTGACCGGCTGACCTTGCCACCAAGTGGAAGCACCGCCGGTCACGGCAGGGGAGATGGGGATGGTGCCCGAGAAGCCAACTTGGTTGGCGGGGATGATGGACACCGCTCGGAGGCAATCCACTGGGTATTGATATTCGTATTGCCACGGCGGTGCGGGCTGCCCCGGAGTCCACAGGGCAGTGATTGGGGATTGGTTCTCCGGGGTGCCAACGACAGAGGAGATGTAGGTGAGGTTGGCAACCCGAAGGCCACAATCCCATGGGGCTAGGCGCAGGAGGTCATCGCGAAGATTGAAGGCAATGAGGTTGAATTGCTTTGCCTCATTGGTGGAGTTGGCTGCGAGTTCGGCATCTGTAACGTCAGTGCGAGTACCAAAGGTCTGCAAACTTCTATTGCAAATATCAGTATTTGAGGGCATTATAGCCAACCCCAATTGCGACTGATCTTAATATAATAGATTGACGCATGAGTTACATTGAACTTGCGGCCAATTGCGGATAATGATTCTCCAGCAGCCAAAAGTTGTCTGATGTGACGAACATCATCTTCAGTAAGTTTATGATTACCCACACGTTCACCGTAAACATTTCTACCTTTAGCTACTTCATCGTCTTTATTTGTTTGATGATCTCCCAAGAATAAATGATCAGGACGACAACATGGGGGATTATCACATTTGTGTAGAACGAACATGCCATCAGGCACAGCACCATTTTCAAGTTCAAAGGCTACTACATGAGCACCTTTATAGTATGTTCGTCCCTCTGTGTAAGCACCGTAACCGGAACCTGTGCGGCCGCCAATAAACTCCCAGCAACCTGATTCTGTTTCCAGTAAAAGCTGTGAAAGTTTATCTGCACGGTTACAGATATCGGTGTTGGAGGGCATAACTCACCTTTTACCTTGAGTGCCCATGTCGCGGTTCTCACCGCCCTTGCGAACGATGCCGACACCACCCCCAGTGGCCGCACTGGTGCCCCCGCCGCCTTGAGTGCCACAGCAGCCGTAGTTGTCCGCACCGAGCCCGGGCGCTGCGGGGTAATTGCGCTTTGGGCCAACGGGTTCGCGGTAGTTCATCACGTCGATTTCGGTGGGCTTACCACCATCTCGAGAGACACCCATCACACCCTCCGATCAGCGATTGTGGTCATGGTGGCCTCAGGGCCGGAGGTGCCATCGCCACTTGGAGGCTCGGACGGGGTTAACGACACTGGCGGCGCAGTGACTGGCGCATCAGCCGGGGCATCGGCCGGGGGCTTCGCATCGGCTTCGGCCTTTGCTTGAGCGGCCGCAAGCACTTGAGCCTTGGTGCGGATTTCATCATCAATCTTGGCTTGAGCCTCAGCCTTCAGCTTGGCCTCTTGCTCCACAGCCAATTCATCGGCCCGGGCTTGTTCTTCGGCTTTGGCCTTGGCGAACTCATCAGCCTTGGCCTTTGCTCGGTCGAGGGCATCCTTGCGCGCGGTGTCGTTAACCGCAGTCAACTCCGCATTGGCCTCGGCGATGATGTCGCGATAGGCTGAGCCGTGTTGAATGGCCTCGGTAATCACATGGAGCAATAGCCCCACTCGGTTCATGTCGATGCTCATCTTAGTGTTTCCCTTGCGAACCTTTGTTAAACTCCCTGGCCTTGGCCGGTGGAGACTGAAACGCCGGTTTGTTATCGTACATCGGCGCGGATTTGCTATAGGTGATGGTGCCGGGAGCAGTGGCGCCCGCCGGACTCACAGACTTCGACACCGTCGACGGTGGAGTAGATTCACGAACATCCCTGTCCGCACGGCCTTGCTTACGCATTGGGTTTGGTTCCTTCAGGTTGTTGATTTAATCCTAATAGCTTCACCAAGTCTACTTTAGGTGCCTTATATCCATTAAGGCACTGCCAGATAACTTGACGCCTTCTTGAACTCATATGCGATACAACTAATCGCATTACAGTTCTAGCACGTTCGCCATAAATTCTTGCGCAGAAAACGTTCTTACCGCGTGCCTTTTGAAGCTCTACAACATTCACAGGAGATTGTAAAACTCTTTCGAATAATGAAGCTACCTTGTAAATAGTATCTTCATCAGTCATATTAACTTCAATGACTTGGCTTGTGTATAAACCAAAGTGCCCTTCGCCTTCAAGGATACCGACAAGCCAACCAAGTTCATAACCTGATAATACACTCATTCGCCGCTCTTTCTGAAAGTAAGTTCTTTGGTGTGATTGTATCGGTTTTCAGGATCGGCAGCCATCTCTCGTCGTATTTTCTCAATGACACCACCATCAGTGTTGTGTCCTTTTAGGATTTGGCGAAATCGATCATCGCAGCGTTCGATTTCATCAAGAGTATGTTGAGGTGGGCGACTTCCGTGTTCTTCATACATGAACTTGATATCGTGAAGATCATGAAAGTAATTGGCAAAACGGCGAAGAGATTCGGGGACTTCTTTTTCCGCCTCACGATAGAACCCCAACAACTCTGTGTTCTGTTTTCGCAGTTGGGTGAGCTCGCGCACGACACGGAAAAGGAGGTCCCGTTCGGTAAGGGAGTCGTCGAGTTTGTATTCTGGTTCGTCAGCCATTGGGTTCCTTAGTGTACGAATTTAGTATAGGTCGGGGCTGTGGTTGCCCACGTACAAGCGTAGCTTTCGTTTGGTCCAAGGTCTATTGTGTAGAATGTTGCTGCATTGGATAGCGCCGCAACTTGCTGTCCATTCTGTGTACATGTTGCAGTATTTGTAGCGGATTGACGTACGTAGTGCGTCTCCGGAGTCGGACCTGCGGTTATCGTAGTTGGAGATGCCCCCATAGTTGCAGCAGCCGTTACGCCAACAGGGTTGTATCCCACGATATTCTCAATAACATTATGCGTGCCAGTTGAATTGCTAAAGGTGCCGCCATTGCCAGACATCTTGCCATTCGTAATGACAATGTTGTCTACGGCGTTAAGGAGATTGATCGCAAAACTAGTGTTACTGATTGCGAAAAGACCATTGATAGTCAATCCGTCAGAAGTGCCAGAAACGATTACGCCCGCGCCAGTATTGGATTGCGTTAACAGATTAGACACAGCTATATTAGTACAGTTTGTGCACGAAAATCCATTTGCTGACGCCGCTCCTGTTAAACCAACACCACCAACTATAAATACGTTAGACAGTTGGCTTGTAGCCACATTGGATAGAATAAGAGCATTACCAAGATTGGCATATGACTCAATCCAATTTGCATTCAATAGGCTTATAGCTGAAATAGTAATGCCATTCCCACTACTGCTATCAACCAAGATGCGATTCAGCCAAACTGATGCGGCACCACCACCAGCGCCATTGATTACAAGTCCAGTGGCACCTGATTGGTATGTGGTTGTTACAGGACCAACGCTGTCGAATCGATTGATTTCAAGACCGATAATATCGTCGAATTGAGCACTAGCCCATGTCGGAGTTGCGGCTTGTCCAGCGCCAGCAGTTTGATCGATTCGAATTGTGTCAAGCCAAATAAACCCCCGAGAACGGCGAATGTAGATTTGTCGACCAAGAGTCTTAAGCATACGAATATCGTAGAGCTTAAGATCTACAACACCATTAACTGCCGGAACTTCATCGCCAATACATTCAACTGTGTTTGTGCAAAGTAGTTGTGAAATCTGCACACCGGCTACAGTGCCAGATGCTGTAGCAAAGCGAATTGCCGTGGATGTAGTGCCGGCTCCAGTCATATCAATAGCGACGTTTTGAATGATCGCTGGCGCTGCTAAGACTTCAAAGGCAGTGACATGGATGAAGTAGCCATTGGTAGCTGGTTGAGACTTTAAGAGAACTTGGTTTTCACCGAGGATACATTGGCTAGTTGCGAGTGCAATTGTGTTGCCAATGAAACTGTAACCATTAACGTTGTATGGAATAAAGGCACAACTGCCCGTGGCTAACGCTGTGGTTAATGCAGTAGCATTGGTTGTTGCATTGGTCGAACTGTATGCGGTGCTACCATCGGCGATAGCGCCGAGCCATATGATATTAACCGGTATGCCGCGTGCACAAACCCACCCGCCTGTAGTGCGAGCGATTATATAACCTATGGTATTACAAAATGCATTATCGAACCATGTTGTCGCTGTAGTTGCAACTGGGGCAGCCGTACCGCCAGGGAAAACTGGAATTTGATTGGCCGTACCAGAAACACCACCGAAGAAACCGCCGTTATTGTATTGAATTGATCCACTAGAACCGCCTGGACCAATTATAGAAGCCTGTGGAACTTGACCTGGGATACCGGGAGAGGCAGTATTGTTGCCACACACAGTGTGGGCGGCAAAGACGCCGTTGCATTGAGCAAACGCAAGGGACGGCAGAAGGGCAATGGCTAGAGCCAGTAAAATGCGTTTCATTGAAGCAACGTGCCTCCACCATTAACAGTGTCTGGACGAATGACGATAGAACCGAAGTTGGACGAGAGTTGAAGTAAGGTAGTGGTGTTGTTGAAGAGGCCAGAGATTAGTTCAGTGCCGAATGGGAGGATGGTGATGTTGTTAGCGGCTGCGAAGCCACCAACATCGGAAATGGTTACAGGAAGGATCAAGAACTGCCGGGGGATTGCTTGGGCGCCAGCAGAGGTGGCCTTGAAGGATGGAAGTTGGATCGAGACGGCGCCATTGAAGTTGACCAAGACAAGATTGGAACCAAGTAGCATGGTAGTGGTGCCACCAACAGTGATGTTCAGTACCCACTCCCAAGAGACCTCTTGCCAACCCACCGAGGGACCGAGGTACACTCGGTGGGTTTGGCGATTGGTTCCGCCTTGATCGAGGTCGAGTTGCGACGCCATCAATTTCTCCGAAGGCCCGGCACTTCCACAGCGGGCTTGGCTTGAACTGCAAGTATAGCCTCAAGCCGCGCGAGGCGCTCCTTCAGATCGGCAACCTCACTGGGATCGGCCTTGGGTTCGGCCCGCGGCGGCGCAATGCGTTCAAAGGCCTCCATCATCTTCGCGAGGAAAGCGGATTCAGCGGCGTTCATTCCGCCATTGGCAGGGAGGGATTCGACAGGGTTGTTCCACTTGTGTTTCCATTCTTCCGAAAGGACTTCAGCGGCTTCATTCAGCGGCTCCATCCCCGGAGTGGGCGGTCCACGGAAGATGTAGTCCTTGGCCATGTTGTGGGCACCGTCCACTTCGTGGGCCACAATGATCTCGCCGGGGTAGTTGTGATCAGCGGCGTCCTTGGGTTCAAGGAACATCGGCACGGCGAAGAGCTTACGCACAGCGCGGCCGGATTCGCGGGAGGTTTCCTTGTGCTCCCACTCGACCTTGGTGCCGTCGGGAAGGACTTCGATTGCGAGATGGTGGGCCTCAGTCAGGCGCCAGCGGGGAGCTTCGACATTAGACATTGGGTGGTCCTTTCAAAGTACAATCCAATTAGTTCCATTGCAGTAGACAGAGACGTGAACGGCGCCGCCTTGAATAGGGAACTGCTGAGCCAGTGATGGCGCCAACCCGAACCAGAAGGCAAAGGCGCTAAGGAGAAAGCGTTTCATTTAAGCCTCCGGTTACGAAGTTCGCGGCTGAATGGAAAGAGTTGAGCGCCAAGCTGGGTCATACTCGGGTCTTGGGTCGTAAGCCCACGGTAGGAGATCAGGTCGGCAGTGACGGATGATAAGGCCAGAAGGGCTAAAGCCACGTAGAGAATGGCCGAGAGCAAAGCAGCAAATGAAAGCCGTGAGTGGGGTATAGAGAGGGAAATAGAATGTGGCGAGTATGATGAAACCGAATACGGCCAATGTCGGGCGCCATACCAAGGATAGGATTGGGATGGAAAATAGGAAGAGTGAGGCGCTGCCGAATTCGAATCCGAGTTGGAGGTAATCATTGTGAACGAACTCCGGATGGATTAGGGAATGGGGGGTGAGGACATAGATGCCTATGAAGGAGTTTGCGGACCAACCAAGCCAGTTGAGGCCGTGGATGGCTGAGGCCCAGATTAGGGATCGCTCGGTGTCGGAACTGGATGCGGAGGTGCCGAAGATCAGGGCCACGAGGATGAGTTGGGCGATGACTAGGGACCAATGGATGCGGGCTGCGATGGCGCAGATGAGAACGACCCAGCCTCCGCGGGAGCCGGAAAGGATTAGGCCGGGAAGGAGGGATGGGATGTATAGCCATAGGCGGTGTTCGATTAGACAGAGGATGAGGAGTGCCGATGCGGCGCTGAGGACGGTTCGGTTGTAGAGTAGGCCAGCGACGTTGTTGCCATAAGCAACGGGGAGCGGGGTGTAGCCAAACCATTGGAAGATGGCAATGAAGGAGGATACAGAGAGCCCATATGCAAGGCCCTTGTAGAGTGACGTTGAGTCTTCACTCGACTGCCCTAGCTGAAAAGATAGGCCCCACAAGACCACAACCCAGATACCGAAGATTGAGTCGTAGACCTGTGGGGCCCACAAGGTGCCAAGGATGGCGAAGGCGATGAAGCCCAACCACACTCGGGAGATGAACGCGTAGTGAAGAATGAAAGGTAAGGTAAGGGATAGCACGGCCCACTGCGTCGGAATTGACGCCCCAGTGTAACCTGGGATGTAGCAGATTGGAAGCAATAGGCCGAGAATAAACATTAGCTTGGGCTCAGACAGATATAGCCAAGTTTATTGCCAGTAGTGGCGCCTTGGGTGATGGCAAGCGAGGTAGTGACCGGAGTGTAAGTTACCGGAGTGCCACCAGATTGAGCAGTAACGACACAGTTAGGTGTAGATACCCAAGGTTGGCCAAAGGTCAGGTTGATGACGGTGGATAAGGTGCCGGCAGTGATTGTGCCGGCATTATCAGTTGAAGTAGAGGCAATGGTGGGAGTTGAACCAGTACCAGCTACGGTTGGTGCGGGGCGGTTGGTGCCGGTAGAGAGAATATGGCCGGGAAAGTAGACACCGTTGTTAGTGTCAACACTGAATGCACCAGTGGTATCTTGACTGAGTTGAAGGGCTCTAGTGATGGTCTGAGCTAGAGTATAGCTCAGACCAAGAAGAAGGATAAGAATTGAAGGGAGTAGATATTTACGCATGATAGCTCCTTTATGTTAGATATGACCCTGTGGATGAGTCTATCTTACGAAATAGTCTCGGCGCTGTGACCGCAACACCACCATATAATGACTCACCTGATGGGGGAACTACTTGAGTAGCCCATCCACTGCCTGAATCATGAACTTCTACGACATCACCAATAGAACCACCTGAAGGCAATGATGCATATACGTGACTTGCATCTGTAGATGTGCAAGTCACAATAGTCCATTGGGAATCTTTAGCTATTGATGTAGGAGACCCCACCAATCCATTAGTAACTGTCTGTAGCGTTGGCCAGAATGAAATACTCATATCATTCCTCCGTCCAAGTGATGGCGCCATTTAACAATGCAGTACCGGGAGAGGTTCCATTGAAGTTCAAGCAGATTTGCTGGGCAGCACCACGAAGGGTTGGAACTTGAACGTTGTTCTCGATATCACGTGACCATAGGAACTCCAAGTTACCGAAGCCATTGGTAGTGCCAGTGGCAGGAAGGGCCATAGTGCCGGAATCGATATAGACCGGCGCTGTGTCGACGATGGTTGGGGCTGCGGTGTAGGAAACCAAGACTGCGGTGGCGGCAGTGTTGGGGGCCTGACCGGTGTCGCGAGAGGCGATTTGAGTAACAACACCAGGGTTGGCGGTGGTGGACGCTGCGGTACCGCCTGTGTCGAGGGAAGCTCGACGAAGGACGGTCACCGGGACGTTGATGATGGAACTGGCGGTGCCGCCGATTACGATGCGATCAACGCGGACGACTTTGGTAGCAGAGCCTGAGATACAGACTTCGTCAGTGGCACTGGTGAAAGGCACAAAGCCGAAGAAGGCCGAGGAATAGGTAACCTTCGGCAGGTAGCCCGAGGTGATGCCAGTTTGCGGCGTGAAGTTGATCTGAGCCGAGGCTGGGGCCAGAAGCCCCAAGCCCAGTGCAGTTGCGAGAAGGAGACGTTTCATGCTAGGGCTCCCTCAGTTCGCCACGGTGATGCCGGCGGGATAGCCGCCCATCACTGCGTTGGAGGTGGAGAGATACATCTGGTCCATGCGATCAAGGACGAGGAACGCCGAGACCTGCCCAGCAGTCATGGTCGCACCGCCAATTACGTAGCTCAACTGAAGGAACCTAGGCACAGCAATGCCGGCCGGCGGGCGAGGCATGTCCATGTCCATGAGACGAGCGCCTTGGACAAGAGTGGCAAGGGCATAGGCAGGGGAGACCCACCAGTCCGAGAAGGCGTTGGCAGCGCCTGAGCCGTTGTCAGTGGCGCCCTGGAATTTGACTTGGAGGGTGCCAGCGCCACCGGAGGTGAAGGTAGTGGTGACTTGGACCAAGAGCTTAAGGGCCGGGTCGTCGCCGATGCCGAGGTCGCGGGCGCCCTGAAGGTTGGCAAGGACCGGGAGGCCGGTCGCGGCGACATGGAGATCGAGAGAGTTCAGCGAGGTGTAGGTGCCAGTCACCTGAGCCAGGTTTTGGGTGATACCGAAGGACAATAGATTGTCGAGAATCATGATGTTTTCCTTTCAAAGGGAATGACAGCGAACTCGCCTGCACGTGCTTCAAGTCGAGCATCCCGTGCGGCTTTCGCCTCTTCAAGGGTTGAGAACAAACCGAGATAGAGGTTGCCAATGCTTACTGCGAATTGATGGCCACAAGTGCGAATCCCTCGCATGTCACCATTGGCTTCACACCACGTTCGGTTGAACGAGTTCTGACTTTGAGTCGCCTCGCGAAGGTTTTCCCATCGATCATCCCGCTTGATACGATTGATATGGTCGATCTGATCTTTTGGCCATTCACCAGTCATATATAACCAAGCGAGTCGCGAAGCATAATAGAAGCCAGAGGCGATGCGAATCTGCCTTCGGCCATCTTGTGTGATGCGACCAGCTTTGTCTCCAGGCCGCATTTTGCTTCGTGGTAGCGGATTAACCCAAGTCCACTCTCCTGTAAGTGGATCGTAGTGTAGGAGATGCCTAAGGAAATCTGCTGAGAGATCGATGTTCACGTTACTCGAGCCTCATTATTTAAGATTGCGTCACAAGTTCTGACCGCAATGCCTCGGAAAGTCGTAATGACCTTTCCATCAAATTCCTCCAACCGCAGTAATACGTTCGTCTTATTCATAGCTTGGAGGTCGAGGTAGGTCCGAACGATGCGGTTGCAGTAGATGGACACCCGGCCCATGTTGGCACGGACCATCGGCGAATCACTGGTCTGAATGGCAGTGGCCATCGAAGGCGCAGTGGGCAACCGATAGAGGCCACGGACGATCAGGTTGATCAAGTTGGCCGCGGAGACACCGGTTAGCTGGGTGACATCGATGTTGGCGACCCGAACGACATAGCGCCAGTCGCGGAGACAGAGACCAATCTCCCACTTGAAGTGGTCGCGGTAGACTTGATACTTGTTGCCTGAGGCGTCAAGGTTGGGCCACTCACCCATGTCGCGATGTTGGAGGCCAGTGATTTTGCCCTTGGGGAAGATTGCGTGGAGGGTGTCTGAACCCCAAGTGGCAATGATCAAGGAGGTGTTGGTTGAGGCGACGCCGCCGGCGTCGAGGACGTTCGCTGCGGTCTGGGAGTTGGCGGTGTTGATGGTGGAGTACCGCGGCATGATGCCGGTGAAGCGTTCTGTGTTGACGTATTGATTGCCGTAGATCAAGGTTGCGGCCACCTGTTGGGACATGCCTTCGAGGAAGGCGCGGACTTCACTCAGGCGGAAATCAGCGGTGTTGCCGTTGAGATCGGCAATGTCCTTGTCGATATCGGCATAGGTCTCGAGGTTGCCGACGGTGTCGATGATCTGGGCAGTGGTTGATTTGCCAGTGGGGACACCAGCGTTCAACAGGCGCCAAGTGGCCTGCGGGAGACCAGTGCGGACGGTGGTTTTGTGTCCGGTGGGGAGGTTGCCTTCGACAACGAGGATGTCATCGAGGATCTCATTCGTTTGGGACAGAAGCTCGATGATGTTGGCTACGCGATAGCCATCTTCGAGCCGCTTCGCCCAATCGGCATAGGTTAGTGCAAGGGAGCCAATGGCTGCCATGGAGGTGGTCCTTCAAAGGGTTGAACAACATTGGGTGGATGGTGCATCCGTTTCCGATCTGAGCTATGCTGTTCAACCCCCATGGGGTCCGGGACGAATTGGGTTAGCCGCGGGCCAGGGTCGGGTACATGGCAGAGGCAGCGTCGGGTTTGGTAGTGGTGCCGGGTTTGGTTTGGCCCAGTTCGGATGGGCCTTTGCCATTGACGTGGGAGCCTTCGGTGACGAAGGCAGCGAGTTTGTTGAAGGCGCGGACAAAGGCCGGGTGATCGCCGGCGCCAGTGAGGTTCATAGCGTCTTTGAATTCGACTTGAAGGTCGACCGGGAGGACGCTGAGAGTTCGGGCGATGTTGACTTTGACTGCATCCATGCCGGTTTTGCCAGAGTTCTTGTCCACGGTGGCCTTGATCTCAGCGTGAGATTCGGTCTCACCACGCCAGCCATTGCGCATGGTGCGAACGGCCTCGTCGGGAGCTTTGGCCAGGGCGATCTCTCTGGCGATTTGGATATCCATCAGCTTCTGGGCTTGGTCCTGGGTCAGGCCGAGTTCCTTGAAGATCGGGGTCGCAGCGGCAATGGCGGCGGGATCAATGGTGTAGTTGTCGGGGGCCTTGAATTCATATTTCTCGGGTGCAGTGGTATTGGCGTCGGCTTTGGCCGGAGGAGGCTGTGTGGAATCAGCAGACTTGGTCGAGTCACTCGGAGATGTTGCATCAGCGACCGCCGTAGATGATACCGTCGGTTCCGTAGGTGTCGTCGCTGCTGGCGTCGTCACTTGGGACTGATCCAGAATCTCCCCCGTCGGACTCCTGGCTGCTGCGTCGTTCGTCGAGACTTGATCGTTCATTGGATTCCCTCATGGCTTGAATATATTGGTCGGGACACGCGAGCATGATGTCGGAGATGATGGCAAGGCCAATCGCGCGTTGGCCTTCCATGAACGCGGATTGAAGGGCGTCGCCGTTGAAGGTGGTGGAGAAGCAATGGCATTGGGCGAGGACATCCCACATCCACTGGCGACCGAAGGAAGTGGACATGAGGGAGGTGATGGTGGCACGGCGATTGGCATCGGCAAGTTTGGCCTGCTTCTCGAGTCGGCGGATTGATTTGCGATCGGCGGCATTGTTCATTCAATGAACCGTGTAGATGGGAACGTCGTTGGCATCTTGTGGCAGCCAAGCGCCATCGGAAAGCATGATCACACAAGTGGACGCAAGCACAGGGTCGAGGGTTGGTTCGCCGAACTTGTCGAACAGGTTGGTGACTTCGAAGACTCGGCCGAAGGGGTCGACGGTGATATGGCGAACTTGGCCGCAGGATGCGATAATGGTCATGCTGGCACCGGTTGTTGGCCACGGGGCATTAGGCCGGCCTTGGAGAGGTTGGCAGCGCCCGAGGAAAGCTGTTCGGCGATCTGGGCTTGCTGAGCGGCTTGGGCCTGCTGGGCCCGATCGGCACGGATCTGTTCAAGGTCTTTGGGACTACGGATCATCTTGGGATCATTACCGCGCAGGTAGGAGTATTTGTCAATAGCGTAGTCGATGTCGATGTTGTCCATGGCCTCGGGTTTGGTCGCAACCAACTCACCGGCCATGCGAAGGACATCTTCGATGCCACTGGAGGCTGAAGCATCTTGAGCTTGCTTGAGCATGGAGATGTAGGTGATGTTGATCATAGCGCCGGCGATTTCGGGTGGGGCAGGAGGCAAGATGCCAGCACGGGAGGCAATGCCGAAGGCGCGTTCGATGGTTGGGGAGAGGACTTCGAAATCGATCCGGTCTAGGGCCGGGCCTAGAGCCACCATGGACTCGGACTTGCGCATGTTCCATTCGACAGCGGTGACGTTGGAACGGGTTTCGAACTGCGAGGCGGTCATCAGGACGTCGTTGAAGAAGATCTTTCCGAGGCGAGCACGGACTTCTTCAAGGTCTTGAACGATCTCGGCGACTGGGAACTTGGTGTCGTAGACCGAGGCGATGCCGGGTTTACCGGAGGTGGTGAAGCCAGAGACGTAGGTCATCCCGCCCGGGAGCAATGACGCGGGTTGGTTCTTCAACTGGACATCGGCTACGAGGGGCGGGTTGACCATCTTGTCGATGGCTTGGGCCTTGCGACGCTGTTCTAGTTGGACTTGCTTCTGGTCGGGGAGGGCGTCCATGGCGGGGGAGCGGCCATAGGCGTCGTTCGAGACGATGTCCCATCGGCCGGTGATGTTGGGCTGTTCGAAGTAGCCCTTCTTGCGAAGGAAGCCACGGGGCTGGAAGTTCGAGCCTTGGGGGGAGGCACTGCCACCCCATTCCCAATAGAACTCACGGAAGGCGAACATGCTGGGGATGCCAAAGGCCTCGGCATTGCCATCGTTGTTGGGTTCGATGGAGTGGGCGATTATCAACTCACGCGTTCGATTGGCCCCACCGGCGTCTCGATACAATTGCTGTACCGAGTCGGAACAGTTGTCGTACCCGAACTCAGCCACAACTGCGTCCACCGTAAGCGTGAACTCTCGATAGAAAATGGTTGGACGGTACTTACCATCAATGTCAACGTAGTACTCACCCGCGCATGGATTGATGCAGTTGATGACATTCTCGAAGTCCTCGTAGATGAGCATCGACGCTGTGCCGAAGATCACAAGGTCGAAGTAGAACTGGGCAATGGTGTTGTAGAAGTTAGATTCGGAGAAGATGAGGTAGAGGAGACGTTCGCACTCTGCGAGCCAGAGTGAAACCGGAGACGTTTGTGTTGAATCGATCTTGCCAATACGCAGCTTGAACCATGGCCGAGTGGGGGAGCTCTTTCCACTTACGAGACCAGAAGCTAAGTTCCTTGCACAAATGACACCGGTTGAATCGAGAATATGTTGATTGATAGGCGACCCTCGGGCCATCATATTCGGGGTTATGATCCATTTGTAACGTCTTGGCAGAAAATAATCCGCCAACTCCCTCCAATGTGTCCACCACGAGTAACGATTTACTCGTAGACCGATTAGACGCCCCTCGCTATAACGCAGCGCTGCTTGATCTTTGGTATTGCCATTCAAATCAATTGGCGGCGGGGTATGAGCATTCATCACTTGTTACCCAAATGAAACTGCACGATCTGAGCAACATCCAGCTTCTGTATCTTGGACCTATAGCCATTCAACATTTGCCAAATTCTTTGTCGCCGCCGGGCACTCATGTGCGGTACAATCATCAAAAGGATTTCACGTGCAGTTTGCCCAAACACATGAACTTCATATAATTCAGTGTACTCAGCCTTTGCGTAATGTCTATGTCGGATAGCATACTCTCTGCCAGAGATTTTGGTGAAGATACTCGACACCTTCTGTATGATGTCAAGATCGGTCATAGCAACACTTATACGCTGCGTGCCATTGTTGTAATCGAAGAAGCCTTCACCTTCTAAGATACCAACCAGCCACCAGAACTCTGCTTCAATAAGATTCTTGGTCATGTCGGTTCCTTACCGCCCATCTGCGGTGGGAGATCGGGGATGAGGCGCCCTTCGTTATGCATTTGCGCGGCCGCCATAAGGGCAAAGGATTGGGAAGGTGGAGGGCGAGTGTCTTGAAGGCGCTTGGGGCCTTTGGTCGGCGGTTTTGCAGTGGGCATGGGGACTACGGGCATGGACGTACATGCCAGCAAATGCCAATGCGGCCGAGGTAGAGAATGGCCCAGCGCCAACTGTGGCAGTGGCGAAGGTTGATCCATCCCCACCAGACGCCGGAGCGGTAGACTACAAGGTCAACTTTGCCTATGCGCATGTCATTGACCTAAGAGAGTCTTCTGCCCAGATTGGGTTGATGGTGTAGCGGCTGCACCGATAAATGACTGTTGTTGAGGCGGCGGCTTCTTGGCTTGGCCCATGGGGTTGGAAGCCGGTGGGGCCGAGGCGGTTGGGGCAGGAGCAGTTGGGGAGGCCGGTGTGGGAGCGGGAGCGGCGCTGGCACCACCTCCAGCAAGGCCAGCGGCTGTGGCGCCGCCGACTGCGGCTAGGGCGAGGCCGGTGAGGGTGATGGGATCGACCATTATGTGCTCATCCTTTCTGAAGCGTATGGATCATATTCACTTTCCACAAGCGGTGGGTGGGGATGGTCACCGCCGGCATAAGCATTGGTGGCCAAGGGTCCACCAAAAGTGAGACAAAAGGCGTCGAGAGAATCCAGATCAAGGTCGGGATTGTCATCAAGAAGGTCTTCTTTGGAAACAAGGATGATTTCATCTCGGAGATTGAAGGTGTATTTGATGGCGAGCATTGCGGTGCGAAGGTCGGGATCAATTGGCAGCATGCCGCCTTTGAGCCAGGCTCTTGCGGCGCCATACATAGCAGCACGCATGTTGGCGTAGCGTTCGCCGGAGTTGTCATTGACGACGCCAGTGATGGAGTCCTTTTGTTGAAACTGGATGCCAAGGACGTAGAGTTGCTGACGCCGGCAGTTGTCAACGACACCGCCACCGACACCGCCTTCATCGATGAAGATGCCATCGGGGCGGAGTTCGATGAAGCAGGAGTGGACTCGGTTGGCGACTTCGACGGTGGAGAGGCCGTTGTAAACGCGTTTTGGAATCGTTCTAGCATCGCGACCCTTGCGAGGGAACAAGACCGAGTTGTTACGACCAAAACGAGCAACGTCCACACCGAGAGCCAATGGGGTAAAGGCGTCAACGAAAACTTCCCGGTCTGGCGACATAGCCGCGTCAATATCGGCTGCCGAGAAGAACTCCATCTCACCGATACGCGGGAACTGCCCTAGGACACGTACGCGGACGAAATCGCTATCAGCACCATAAGCCTTAATCCACTTCTCAAATCGAGACTTGTTAGTAATGGCGACGGTGCGGGAATCAATTTGTCGGGTCAGCCAAAAGGCATTGTGCTTTCCTCCTTCGAAGCATTCACGGAAGCGGCCGGAGTTGCGGGTGGGGTTGCCGAAGCAGAGCCACAGGATTTGGGTTTTGGCATCGGTCAGGGCACCCTCGGCCGTTTCCCAGATGAGGTCATGGATGGCAGAGGCTTCGTCGAAGATCACGAGGACGCGCTTGCCTTCGTTATGCATGCCGGCAAAGGCTTCGGGGTTCTTCTCGGACCAAGGGATCATGTCGATGCGCCATGTGCGCTCGCGGGTGGGGTCCTTGGACAATAGGCTGGTGGCGTTTAGGGTGAAGTGTTCTCGGGCGAACCAACAGAGGTTGAACCACTTTCCGAGGGCAGACCAGGTTTTGGTCTTCAACTGCGTTTCGGTGTTGGCGGTCACGATGCCAAGGGTGTCTGGGAAGGTGGTGAAGGCCCAAAGGATGATGATCGCGACGAGGGCGGATTTGCCGATACCGTGGCCAGAGGCGACTGCGATTTGGATGGCCTCGTCGATGTTGAGGATACGGTCGCGGATGGCGCATAGGACCCAAACTTGCCATGGGTCGAGGACGTGGTTCTCCAACACTGTTCCGGCTTCACCCCATGGGAAGGCGCCTAGGGCGAAGGCGTAGGGGTCATCGGCGACCTCGGCCAACCAAGACAGGAGGTCGGCGGACATCTCTAGGGATTTTGGGGCGGGGGCTAGCATTCCGAACCCCGCATCCGCTTTGGTAGGGGGAGACGTTCTTCATCCGTGAATCCTTGAACGGTCTCCGACCAAAGCGCGGCCGATGGGCCCCATGATCGCGCGCTGTGATCGTGGTTAGCTTGTGCGCCTTCGCTCCCGTGGAATGGCGGATATTGGGGGACTAGGGTGCATAAGCTCGGCACTAGTGTGGCTGACCTCGGTTGGGTCATGCCTGAGGTGGGACCTGTCCTTTCGCTAGTGTGATAGTGCTCGGGCCAATCGGACATCGGCTCAGTCGAGAGTGGTCGGGATCCCCCGGTTGCAACCGGCCCAGCCGATGTCCGACTACCATCCGGGCGGTCAAGCATCCGTGGGATCCCTACTGTGGCAGGAGGCCATTACAGTCTCCTGAACGACGTTGGCCCCAGAGACAAGGCCAGGGCAGGGGGAGTCTCTGGGGCCGCCCGAGGGGGCTGCGCTCGGGATTGCGAGGAACGTTTCCGTGCGGCTTCGAGTTGCGACGCGAAGTCGACGTTGACGTTCAGGTTCTTTTGCATCTTGCCGTAGCCGAAGCGATCGGCGGCGTCGCGGGAGATGGCAATGAGGTCGCGGGTGGGCAGAGTCTCGCCAGAGTCTTGAGCTTCGTCGAGCTTGTCGCCAAGCATCGTTTCGGCCTTGAGCATGTTCGAAGTGGCAACTTCCATGTAGGAGTCGACTGAGGTAACGTAGTCCGAGGTCACGATCCCGCGGTAGTGTGCAACTAGTTCGATGAAGGCGGGGTCCTGCTTGAGCATGGCAATGCGGGTGGCAGTGCGGCCGGTGATGGCGGCCACGTCCAGATTCGAAAGGCCAGCGGCCACAGCCCGAGCCACACGGTGATGACCATCCGAGAGGGACTTCAGGAGGGTCTGCGGCCGCTTCTCCAACAGGACGCTGAGGTCCGCACGCGCAAGCACCCGGATGCCAGAGATCTCGGGTTGGGCGGCGTTGAGATGGCCTGACTTGAGTGGCACGGGTTAGATCCTTCGTTCGAAGCCTTGAGTAGGCGGACGGAAGTTCAGTGGGACCCCACACACTGTGATGGGCTGACGGGTCAGCGGGGTTGGTGCCTTGAGCTTGATGTTGAACTTGGGCTTGTAGAGATCGATCATGGCGGCTTCAAGCCGGTCGAGATCTTCGACGCGGCAAGGAAGGACGTAGACCTGATCGAACAGGACGCCTCGGAGCGACACCGGCATCCACGCCGGCACGGACTTCCGACCCCAGTTGGATCGATGGGCCTCGACTCGAGCGATCATCTTCTTGCCCTGACCGACGTAAACCACTGCGCCATCCCGAACCAAGGCATAGACCCCACAGCGCAACACCGCTGTTACATCAACAAATCCCTCCAACATCGCCTTCACTCCAATCGTGGCAGAGTCAGTCTACCACCGTCACTCATAACCCTAGCACAATCCGTCAGGATGTCAAGTGGCCCATTATACAGCTTATTCAATTTTCTCACACAATTTGCTGGGGTAGACTGGCCCCACGCGAAGGCCAAAATTTTGGCCCTGCCCCCGGCGAAGGGGCAGGGCCAATGGGATGGGCGATCGCAGTGCAGGGCTAGAAGCTCTTGCGCTGCGTGGTGGCTTCGGTGAGCATGATCTGGAGCTTGCCATCGAAGCGCGAGGCCACGACGCGGGCGGCCATGCCCGGAGGGATGACGAAGCCATCGGCCAAGGCAGCGGCGAGCAAGGTCTCGCCAAGGGTGCGCATGGTCTCGCGGTAGGTCTCGGTCAGGTCCTCCATGTCTGCGTAGGCAGTGCGAAAGGCGTCGGACTTACCCTTCGGGTTGAGGGCAATGTATTCAGCGGGTGACTTGGCCATGATGGGCTCCATGTCGCGGAGTGGCGTGATTGCCTTGGCGACCCACACAGCATCGCATGGTCCGGTCGGCCGGTCAAATCACAAAATCGTGATCGAATTCACAAAATCGTGACTTGACGCCAGATCGGCCGAGTGGTATCGTCGCGGTGTGGCCAGCCAAAGGCCACACTCACACATGGAGCCCGACACCATGCATCATTACAATCACCACGTTAGCACATACCGCAAGTGGCTCAGGGCCATCGGCCTCACCTTGGGTTATCGTACCTGCTAACCTGCACCTAGGTCACCTCACCTTCCCCTCAAGGTCCTCACATACTCTCATACCACGACCCCGGGTGGACAGGGACACGGGCTTGGGTCTAGGTCTCGTCCAAAAAAAAAGCTGATGAACATAGACCTAGACCCAGATCCGCGACCGGGCACCCCTAGGTGTGGTATGAGGGTATCACAGGGGTTTGAGGGGAATGGCAGATGACGGAGACCAAGGCCAATGGCAATACCTGCGTGCGAGCACCTGCCAGTGGCGATTTCACCTGAGATTTGCGTTGACAAATGTGGCGGTGTGTGGTATAGTCAAGGGACACAATGGGAGAGGGAGCAGCGGTTATGGCCAGATGGGCGGTGAGCTATATTGATTGGTCAGATAATGATCTGATAACTGAGATTGTACAAGCACCTAATTGGTTGTGCGCTGTGTTTAGCCACAGCAAGGTGACAAAGGACGAAGAATGGCGCGAAGACATTCGCTCTGTGGCAGCAGATCACAACGCGGTTAAGCAAATGTTCTTCGATTGTGACAGTATGATTGAGTGCGTGGAGATACCGGATTAATGCCCGGCAAATCACGCCCTAACCCACCAGTGTTGAAGGTGGAAAGCCTCTCGGACGGTAGGGCAGTGGCTGCGCCTATGGTTGATGATTTCACCGGCGAGGCCATAGTGCCAGTGGGTGCACCAATGCCCAAGGCTATGCGTAGTGCGCAAGATATACTCGACGCGGCCAATAGGGCTAAGGCCGCAGTGGCTGCGCAGTTGCTAACCTCAGTGGGGATACTAAAGCCAAAGGCCACCTCAGTGGCAGTCCCCGCAGGGGTTCGCCCCCAAAGCCCAACACGCACACTGATTACACTCACCAAGAAGGAATGGAGACGGATATGAGCCGAAGGCAGTACGGAGTGGTGTACGGATACGTGTGGTATTCAGACAAAGACTCGGATCACAATGTCTATGACATTTGGAATGTCTATGATTACGACAATCTTTCATTCGCTTGGGCATGCAATGAATGCTTCTGGCTTGTGCCATCGACGCCTCACGAAAACGTGATTTGACGCCGAAGGGCGACCATGCTACATTAGCGCAATCAACATCGCTTCTCTGCCGGGCATGCGCAAGCATTACCCGGCTTGAGGCATTAGAGGGACAGACCCTCACAATGGGAGATTGCATCATGATCGTTTCCACCCTCACCAAGGCACTGAAGAATTACTTCGGTTACAAGCCCGGTCAGAACCTCGCCGAGTTTATGGAGGAGATCAAAGCCCTGACGCCTGAGGACAAGGAATACTTCAAGCGCGAGTTCGCGAAGGCTGGGTACGAGATCATATCCTAGGTCGAAACAGCCTACGGGCTGTCCAAGGGTTATGCCCTTGCTGATGAGACCACATCTTCAGGCTGTTTGACATCATTGGCACTTTAGCGAGGGCGCAGATTAGCGCACGCTTAGGGATTGCATCGGTGGATGGGCAGTGCATAGCAGTGTGCATTCTGACCGGAAGCTGTAGGTGATGATACAGCTTGCCCATCCTCCCGTGCAATCCCGCACGATTAACCACCCCAAGCAAAGCCGGAGGCAGGGGCTCTATTGAGACGATACAGTGCCCGCAGGGCTGCACTCAGGTGCAACCTAGCAGTGCTAAAGGTCTCTCTAACCCTTACGACCCTCATAACGGATTTGAGTGTGTGGTTCTACCCAAGAGGCACTAACTTATGAGTGACCTAAGCGAATACGCCAAGGCCATTGCCGACGGCACCTACGTTCCCGATCCTGACAAGATCATGGCCATTCCGTTGAAGAACGGCGCGGGCAGTGTGGACGTGGATGTGCGGTTTCTTCCCGACGATGTATACCGCGAAGCCCTTCTCCAAGGCCTCAAGGTCATCGCCGAACGGGCAATGTCCAAGATCACCAAAGAAGCCTACCCCGACGAAGCCGAACGCCGCGGCGCCATCAAGGTCAAGGCCGAAGCCAACGTCGAGGACATGTACGCTGGTAAGGTCAAGATCACCGGCGCAGTTACCGTGAAGAAAGCCTCTGGTGCGGTCATGACGGAAGCCATGCGCCTCGCTAGGAACTTGGTCAAGGACGCCATGAAGGCGAACAAGATCAAGATCTCCACGGTCAAGGCCAGTGACATCACCGTGGCGGCAAAGGCACTGATTGCGAACGATCCGTCCATTGTGACCACGGCTGAAGCCAACCTTGCCAAGCGTGCGGAGACGCCTATCAAGCTGGATATCATGAGCTTGGTGAAGGTCGATCCGGAACTGGTAGCCAAGGCGCAAGCCAAGGCCGCCAAGGCAAAGGCTGACAAGCCCTTGTCAAAGACCCAAGCGGGCAAGGTTGCCCCGAGGGCTAAGGCAACGCCGACGGCAGTGATTGCTGCCAAGGCCACCCAAGGCCATGCGGGTCACACCGCGCACTAACGCCTAAGACGGCAGAGTATCCACAGTGAGTAATGGGAACCCCGCAAGGCGGGCGTAGTTGAGTACGAAGATATCGGGTGTCAGCCCTAAGTAAGGCGGCTTGATTGATCTGCTTAACGCCATAGCCCAGGATCACTGTGGACATCCCTTGAGTGTACCCCAAGTGAGAAACAGAGCCGCCCCAAGCCTTAACCCGGTGCAAGGCCCGACAATCTGCGTATCACTTGGGGCCTTCAAATGCAAACGCAAGGCATAAGCACCGCATCGCGGTCAAGGATGCCTTGGATACTGCAACCCAAACGGAGTTTCCGACTATGAACGACACAGTAACCAACTTCGCGGCCTCTCTTGTAGAGATGGCCAAGGCGATGGAGCGGGTGCCGCAGCTTGAAGCAGAGCTAAGCCAGCACCTCCAGGTCATTACCAACCACGAACTTCGCAACACTGACCTTGAGGTGTCCTTGGAGGCCTCTCGCCGCTATGCCGCTTTGCTCGAACAAAAGGTCCATGACTTGGAGGTGGCTAACACTGCCGCTGAGCTTCGGTTTCTCGAAACTGAAGACATTGCCAGCACTCTCAAAAGCGTTCTGCGCCGTGCTATGGAAGAAGCTGATGGGGCGCTGAAAGCCATCGAACCTCCGACGCCAGTGGCTGAGCCTGTCAGAACGCCAAGCTCCGAAGGCACTGCGCCAACCTATATCGAAACTCTCACAGGCGAATGGGTTGAACTCCGAGACACTTTTCAAGGGGTGAAGTCCGATCCATGGCCCTTGCAGGACGGCCCCTTGAGCCCTTTACCGCCTTCGGCTTCCCACGACACCACTCCCTCTACCGATGCATCCTCAGACGGCGCCGCCAAGGGTGAGAGTGTACACCCTTTGCCGATTGGCGAACACTCATTCGAGCCACCACAGTCCACATCACATGCCGATACTGCGGACGAACCACAGAGTGTGACTGCTACGGATACCTCGTATGAAGGCGTCAGTGTGCCCTCGGACTCTACGCCCGCGACTGTTGCTGTCACGGAATCAGCCTCAGAGAGCCCTGTTACAAGTGCTACAGTAACTACACAGACTGACCCCGAACCCTCGGAACGCTGGACCCGTGAGTGGTACTCTTGGAACGAACGCCGCATCGAACGTGAAGCCAAGGCCACCATGTCCGACCTAAGTCCATTCTAACCCAACGACATCTCCCGGTCGTTGCAACCTCAGCACCCTTGGCTTCGGCCTTGGGTGCTTTTTCATGAGTGGTGTTCAGATGTTATGAGAGTTGACTTCGACTGCGCGTTGTGGTACTATGGTAGCATAATCAGGGAGTCCGATCCATGAACCCAATCCTCCGCTATACATTCAAATCCCGAAAGAACGAAGGCACTACCCTCACCATCCGCTCGCGCCTAGGCATCGACAGTGCTCGCAGCGCAGCCATGATCGCCTTGTGGGGACCCCTCCCCGACCCTGTGGTCCCCACTCGTTTCGGCCTTGGGCTTGACTTATTGAGTGTGGAAGAACCCAATGACTAAAACCTCCATCCTCTATCACGGCTCCAACCTAGCCGACAACACCGTAACCCTGAGTGTGAACGGCATTCGATACGAATACTGGTTCGCCAATCGCTCCTATCCCTCAGTGGTTGAATACTTTGCCCATTACATCAGCGTTGGCAAAGCCTTGGCCTTCGCTAAGAAGCACGCCTCAAAGGTCATGAAGGAACCTGCATGAACCGACGCACGCTACTTACAGGAGTATTCACAATGAGCTTTCTAGACCATAACGATATCATAGACGCAGGCGCTGAGGCCGTACAAGAGATGTCATCCGTCATCCTCTTAGCCGCTGGCGCTACAATGAAACGCCATGGCGACGACCCCAATGGAGGTGCTATAGTGGCAGCAGGCTTCGCTATGGCACTGCACGCAATCGGAAAGAACATAGACCCAAAGATTCCGGCTACGGTTAAGGAAATGCTCTGATGCCCTACACCTATGGCTTCTTCTTCATCTGGGGCATGGCCGCCATCGCGGCCTTTGTCCTTGGGCTTGGCTGGTTGTTGGGTCAGTGTGTGTCATGAACTACAACCACCACTTCAACAACCATGTGATTGATTGGTATCTGTGGCAGGCTATTCATGCCACAACATACGTCCACAAGGGCACATGTGTATACAGAGCCATTGAGTATAGATTCGACCCCGACGATTGGTCCCGATATGATGGAGAACTTTTATGAAACAGTGGACAGTACGTGAGCTAATAGACGAACTATTGAAGGCGCCTATGGACGCCAAAGTCCGTCTGGAAGATGCCGAAACCAGTTGGACCATTCCCAAGTTCGCTGTTTCACACGATGAAAAGGATAATGAGCTTTGGATTAGGCCATGCGGTTATGGAGACATGGTATGACCCTCTACAACCTCCGCACCGCCCTAGATGACTACCGCATAACCAAGTTCACCAAGGACCTGGATGTGGAGTCATCCTATCTCATCGGCGCCATTCCGCCTCATGAATGTGAATGCCCCGCCGGTGTTCGTCCCACCTGCCGCCATAGGCAGATGCTAGACAACCTGCTACCCTTGGTCGACACCGAGTTCTTTTGGAACTTCGATAAGCACATGATAGTGGATGCTAATGGCGCTCAAGTCACCATCAGTGAACTCGAAGAAGCTATCGCCATTGGACCGCATAGCACAATGGCTAGTGCATCGGATTTTGACTCCGAGGATGGTGGTTCGACTCCACCTGCGGTTGCCACACCTACAGCTGAAGGCCATTCATGGAGACGGATATGAAAGGCTCAATCATAGACAACTACCGAGACCCAATCAAGGTTGTGATTGTGATTACACCGCAAGATTGCCAGAGCGGAACCTGCAACTGTGTTTCAGCGGCTAAGTGCAAGTTCCCTCGCTGTGCCAACTGCGACAACATCCTCAATGCCGATGGCACTGCCTTTGACACAGGCAGAAGCCCGAGTGAATACCACATGTGTCCATACTGCGGCGGAGACACACGATGATGGGCAAACTCGACACCTCCCCAATCCCCCCTTGGGCCATTCAGTGCTGGGCTACCGAAACCAACATCTTTGTGGCCCTGCCAATGACTGCCGGTGGCGTTCCATACATCACTCGCTATCCAAAGTCCGAGGGTGGCCTCTCGATGGCCCTCGCCGTCCTGATGAAACGCCAAGCCGAAATCCCTCGCCCAACGCCTTCGGCACCTGCAAACTACACTCACCCCCCACGCCAACCCCAAGTCAAACTCGATCGGTGGCATGAAAAGCTCAAAGCCGAAACCACCGAGGCCCAACGGGAGAATGCCAAGAAGGTTCTTGAGAAGCTGGGGATTAAGTGATGCCTGACTCCCCCGATGGCTACTACCTCGCTGCCTATTGCATCAACGCGACCTCGCCATCCCGGGCCGAGGTTGAATGGATTGTGGTCTCGAAGTCCATCCAGGGTGATTGGGTCGACCGCGATGGTAACACCATCTTGCCATTCTACACAATAGCCATTGACGATCCTCTACCTGCGATCCCCGAGGGTTGGATCGAACATCTCCACATCGAGGCAGACCACTACGCCACCAACCACCCAACGCCCAAGGTCAGTCTAGCTGAGGTCTTAGGAATAACACCACGTTGGACGAAGATCGACAGGAGGATATGATGAACCGCCGTGACTTATTCAAAGGCCTTGCTGCCACTCTTGTTGTCATTAACATTCCACTACCGATTGAACAACTAGTTGCTGCATCGCAAAGCGAGGTCATGAGCTACCTCATGAAGGCAAAGCTAGAGATCATCCACAAGCTTGTGAATCCACCTGTGATCATAAATCATTTTGGTGTCATTACTTATGATGGCACAGATAAAGAACTCTTTAGCAACCTGCGCCTCGCCCTCGATCACATTAACCGACTGATAACAGAGCTTGCCTGATGCCCAAAGAAAATCACTTCCACCTGATACCCGTCCTGATTGGCGCGATCCACAGATCTATGGCTCTTGCCGGCGGCTATCGCAAGGGAGGGTTCAAAGGTGACTGAACCCTTCTCAACCATCGGAGGCGTCGCCACCAAGGACGAAGCCTACCGCAAACTCCAACACCATCTCGAAGAGGCCCAGAACCAAGCCCTCGTCATCGGCCATTTCTTCAATACCGAGGATGACAACATGTCCAAGCTCATGGCCAAGGGTTGGTACGGGGTTGGGGAGATGTTGCAGATGGTTCGGCGGCAAGTGCGAGAAATCATGATGCGAAAGATGAACTGATGACCCAAACTCCGACTGAAGAACAACAGAGTGCAATCGAACATTGTGCTCAAGCCTCACACCCCAACCTCATGCTCAACGCCCTAGCCGGCACCGGCAAATCCGCCACACTCAAGATGATCGATAAGGCTTCAAAGATCCACCCAGCGCTCTACTTGGTGTTCAACAAACGCAACGCCGACGAAGCCAAAGCCTCCGAAGGCTTCCGCTCCACCACCACTATCAAAACCTTCAACGCCTGTGGCCATGGCATCTGGGCCGGCTATGTCAGCACGAAGCTAGTCCTCGACAAAGCCAAATCCCGAACCATTTGGCGGCGCCTAGTCGATGACATGACCAAGACCGAAGCCACTGCCGCTTGGCGTGAGTACCACGTGGTGATGGAGGGTCTTGAGAAGGCCAAGGCCCTTGGCTATGTGCCACGGGGATGCAAACTCCCTCACCAAAGCCTCATTGACCAAATCGGTCTTCACCACGCCATGGACGAGATCCCCAATGACATCGCCTCCGAACTCATCGACGACATCCTCCTCGAATCCATCAAGTCTGCATATGGAGGTCTTATCGATTTCAACGATCAGATATATATGCCCGCACTGTTCGGAGGCACATACCCTAAATTCCCTCGGGTTATGGTGGACGAATACCAAGACCAATCCCCTGTTAATCACGCAATGCTCGCGCGACTCGTCAAAGGCCATCTCATTGGAGTTGGAGATCCTTTCCAAAATATCTACGGTTTCCGTGGTGCAAAGTCAGGGGGAATGATCAATGCAATATCAACCTATTCGATGTCCGAACTGCCACTGTCTGTTAGCTTTCGATGCCCCCAAGCCATCGTCGAAGCCGCTAGATGGCGAGTGCCACACTTTAAGTGGACCAAAGTCGGAGGCAGTGTCAACGAAGTCACCACTTACGAAGGACGTGATTTTGCTGATGATGCAACAATCATCTGTCGTAATAATGCTCCTTTACTTCGATTGGCTTTCCACCTCATCAGCATTGGGCGTTCTGTTAATGTTGTGGGGAGTGAACTTGGTCCTCGCTTGGTTGGCATTCTAAAAAAGTTAGGCGACTCCACAATGCCACGTGAGAAGGCCCTGAGTGCAATCGAGGAATGGCGTGAAACAAAGCTTGTTGCAGGTTCCAAATCCGCCAATGACCTCGCCGACTGCATGCGCGTCCTTTGTGAACACGGCGACTCCCTAGGCCAAGCCATCTCCTATGCCGAGCATATCTTCGCCCAGACCGGAACCATCCGACTCCTCACCGGCCACAAGTCCAAGGGCCTCGAATTCGACAATGTCTTTTGGCTCGACCCATGGCTCTGCAAAGACACCGAACAGGACAAGAACCTATCCTACGTAATCACCACGCGAAGCCAAAATAAACTCACAATGCTGGACTCCTCATGCATCCGGTGGTAAAATGAAAACACAATACCGCCCATCCATTCACTGTGGTCGATGCGAAAGCATCTCCACCAAGGTCGTTGAAACCAAACACCACCACCAAAACATCCAACGCTGGCGCAAGTGCAAAGCGTGTGGCCATAGGTTCAAGACCATCGAACTAAACATCGCTCACATCCCCACCAACCAGAAGTTCGACTTCCTCTTTCACACAAGGCCACATAGATGAGCCTCCCCATTACCCTTGGCGCCTATCGCGATTGCGAAGACCTCTTCCTCCGCGCCTGCGCCGATCCCAAAGGCATCCGGGCGTGCCTCGGCACCTTCGAAGCCTGCTTCCAAAAGCGTCAGCGGATGCACTACTACCGCAACCTCGACCGCAGGGCCAACGCCGATATGTACGAAGCCGGGTACCCAATGCATGGCGCCTCGGCCTATGACGATTACGTTCTTCAAATCATCAAAGACGAAGACGGACTGTTCTGGCTCTACATCACCCCACGCAGCGCTCAGATTCTCCATATCGAGGGGCTGAGCGAGGTCGGGGAGTTGATTGATACAACAGGAGCCGAAGTTCACCTGATTGAGGATCAAACCGGCAACTTAGGACAAGACTAATGGCCCCACGCCCTTCTCCCCTCACCTACCTCTTCCTCCTCGACCACGCCCTAGATCAAGAGATCGGCATTGCCTTCACCATCTCCGGCGTCAGTCGAAAGTACTTCGCCATGACCTTGCGAACCGCTAAGAAAACATCCGCAGACCCACGATATGGTGAACTCATTCTATTCGAACCGGCTGCGCCGTGCGAGAATGAGATTTGGATATGCAAGAAATCGGTGGAGATGGATGCATGACCCTAGAAGAAGCACTTGACCGTATAGAGAATCTCATTCCGCAACTGCGTTGCACCCAGATTCCTGACCAAATTCTCGAAGAAGAGATCGAAGCCATTCGAGCTGATGCACAAAAGGACCTTGAAGCGGAGGTCGTTGGTGATGCCAGTCCGATCCGATGACCCTCTACGCCGCGTCACCCTCAACCTCTACGAAGCCGACTGCCTATGGCTTGAAAAGGCCTACGGCCGAGGGTGGACTGAGCGTGTGCGGCAGCACATTCACTCCGAAGTTGTAAAGCGGAATGAACCTAAGCGCAAAGATCCCGGTAGCATATTCACATTGGGAGACTTCCTCGATGACTAATAACCTCCTCGACACCCCAGCCATCCCACCACCCTCCCCATCCGAACTGGACGAACTAATCTCCCGCGACCCCCTCCAACTCAGTGCCTTGGACATCGACAAGATCATCGCCATGCAGCGCAACTACCGGGCACAGCGTGAGGCGCCTAAGGGCAGCCGAAAGCCGAAGGCCCCAACGCAGACGATCGACCTCGCAGCAGCCCTTGGGTTGGTGAAGCCGCCGCCGGTGGTGAGTGCGCCGAAGGCTGGTGGGTTTAGGAGGTTGTGATGCTCGCAGAAGTCTGGAGGCCAATTCCATTTGCTCCAAGATACTTAGCCTCCAA